CTCCGCGGCGCCGTCCTCCGCGGCGCCGACCTTCGCGGCGCCGACCTTCGCGGCGCCGACCTTCGCGACGCCGACCTTCGCGGCGCCGACCTTCTCGGCGCCGACCTTCGCGGCGCCGACCTCCGCGGCGCCGACCTCCGCGGCGCCGTCCTCCGATCCTTCAAGGCCGACCTCTGGCTGACCCTGGCGTCCGCGCAGGGTGAGGTCCCCGGTCTGATTGCCGCTATCCGCGAGGGCCGGATTGACGGGTCGGTCTATGGCGGCTCGTGCGCCTGCCTCGTCGGCACCATCGCCAATGTGCGCGGCGTGCCGGTGTCGACGCTCGATCGCGGTCCACAGCGCCCCGCCGAGCAGTGGTTCGCGATGATCCGTCCGGGTGACAAGCCTGGCGATCCGACTGGCGGCGGGTTCGCTGCGCAGTGGGCGCTCACCGAGTGCCTGGAGTTCTGCCGCACGTTCGGGATCGAACCCGACGCGACGCCGCAGGTTCAGGGCGGGGAGGCCGCGTGATGCGTCCCAGCCCTCTCCCCGCCGGGCACGGCCCGCACGTCGCCCGCCGCATCATCGCCGGCAACGGCGACCTGCCGCCCCTGCGCGCCGAGGACGTGCTGCCGCGCGCTGCCAACGATCGCAGCAGCCTCGTCTACGGGCTGATCGGCATTGGCGTTCTGATCCCCGGGTTCATCCTGCTCGGGGTCGGGGCGTTCATGATCGGGCGGGGTATGTGATGCGCTGGGCGCCTCGCACCCCCGACCCATCGAAGCGCCGCTCCCCGGCGTCGGCTTTCGATCACGCCACGCGGTCCGCAGGCGCCCGCCCACTCCCGGCTCTGCCGCCCATCGCCTGTCCGGCCATCAACGCCGCGTGTGAGGCCCTGGCGGTCTCCTCCAAGCGCCACTGCGCCGCCATCGTGGCCGATCCCTACGCCGATCTTCGGCGCTGGTCTGCCGAAGCTCGCCAATCCCGCAACCCGATCGTCGAGGCGTGACCATGAGCGCCCCCTTCCGCGCGGCCGACGAGGCTGCCCGTCTCCCGTCCAGCATCAGGGCCACGCTCGCGTTCATCTCGCATCATCACCGTGCCATCCAGGATCTCGTCGAAGATCTGGAGCGCGCCCGCCGAGATGGCGCCACCCTCGCGCAGTTCGACGACCGCCTCGGCGCCGCTCACGATTTCGCCTCGCACCTCGCCCGGCAGATCAACGGCCTGCGCACCGGCGACATGGACGCCGTGAAGCTCGCCGACCTCGAATTCCTGAAGCGCTTTGCGCCCGCCGGGCCGGTGCGGCTGGCGGCGGACTGACGGCCATGAGCGCAACCACAGACAAGCAGATCGCGGACATCCTGGCGACCTACGGCGAGCCGCTGGCCGGCAACGTCTGGCGCGTGCAGGGCACCGCCGTGATCTACCACAAGACGCTCGAGCGGCTGGCGGCGCAGGCGCAGATCGCCTTCGCGCCGCCCCAGATCCTGCGCGCCGAGCGCGACGAGGCCGTCATCTTGGTCACCGGCGAGGTGCAGATGGCCAACGATGGCGGCGTGCGCCGGGAATGGTCGATCGGCGAGGCCCTGATCGGCGTGAACTACCGCGTCTCCGGCAAGCAGGCGGCCTACGTCTTCGCCATGGCCGAGAAGCGGGCCAAGGACCGGGTGATCCTCAAGCTGATCGGCCTGCACGGCCTGCTCTACTCCGAGGACGAGGCCGACGAGTTCAAGCCGACTCAGGAAACGCGGGAACAGACCCGGCGCGATGCCGGCGAGCCCCGGGCGGCGCGAGACAACCCGAACAGCCGGGACGCGCAGAAGCCGCATCGTCCGGAACCTGGCACGCCCGAATGGCGCGAGGCCCTGTTCAAGCGCGCTCGGGCCGAGGCCGCGCTCGGCAACACGAGCTTCAATTCATGGTGGCATCGGCAGTCCGACGAGGCGCAGGCCGCCCTTGAGGCGATCAACGACGACCTGGACGCGATCATCAATGGCGCGGTCGAGAGCCGGGACGCAGCCGAATGAGCCGCGCCCTGGTCATCCTCCGCTCCCCGTCCGATCGCGAGCGCGTCCAGCGCTGGGCCCACGGGTGCTCACCCGGCACCCGCGTCGAGTTCAAGGGGCCGAAGCGCAGCTTGCCCCAGAACGACCGCATGTGGGCCATGCTCACCGACATCGCGTCGCAGAAAGAGCACTGCGGCCGGCGCTACACGCCCGATCAGTGGAAGGTGCTGTTCATGCACGCCTGCGGGCGTGAGGTGCAGTTCATCCCAGCGCTCGACGGCAGCACATTCATTCCATGGGGCCAGTCGTCGTCCGACCTGTCCAAGGACGAGATGACGGCGTTGATCGATTTCATGTTCGCGTGGGGCGCGCAGAACGGCGTCATCTTTGCGGATGAGCGTGCTCCTCTCGTTGGCGAGGTCGCGTGATGCTCTGGTGCCTCGCTCTCCGCCAGGGCTACGCCATCGGCGACTGCACGCCGATCGCCGTCGGCAGCCTCGAGCGCGTCATGCGCGCCGCCGACGAGCGGTATCACGTCCTCGACGCCCAGGAGCACCCGGACGGTCGGCTCTACGGTGGCCGCTGGCGGCGAGGCGAGGACGGCAGGCCACTGCCCTACGTGATCGTACCGCTCGCCATGCTGCCGGCCGACAGGCGGGGAGCCGGGGCATGACCGATCCTCGCCCCCGGCTGTCGGACAGGGACCGTAAGCGCCTGTTCCGGCTGCACGGCCGGACCTGCCACATCTGCAGCCAGCCGATCGACGGCGTGCATGAGGCCTGGGACGTCGAACACGTCATCCCGCGGAGCCTGATCGGCCGACACGCCGACACCGACGAGAATATGAAGCCGGCGCACAAGGCGTGCCACCGGGAAAAGTCCAAGGACGATGCCAACAACCTCGCCGAGGCGAACCGCCGCGAGGACCGGCACATCGGCGCCCATCAGGCGCGGCAGCCCGTGCCGCCCGGCAAGCCGCTGCCGCCCGGTCGGCCCGCCAAGCGCGCCACCGCGCCCCTGTCGAAACAGCCTCTACCCCGCCGAGCCCTCTACACACCGGAGCATCGCCGATGAGCCGTCGTGAACCCGTTCTGCGCATCATGACCGCCGAAGAAGTGTCTGCTGGCGCGGCAGAGCGCTGGCGAGCGCAGTACCAGCACTGGGAAGGTGATCGACGCTTCGCTGATGGCAAGACCAAGCGCGAGACGGATGACGCTCTCAATGTCACCGAGCAGACCCCTGATGGCCTGAAGAACATCCTGAACGCTGGCTGGACCCATCCGAGGTGCGACGTGTGCGGCGAGCCGGCCGCGGTGGTGGCGCATTCGATTGGCGGCTTCGACGACGAGCCCCCGGCCTGCTGCCTGACGTGCGCCGAGAAGATCGTCGCGCTGCTCCGCCAGTTCCCGCGCGCCGCCGAGCGCGTGTGCGAGCCCATCCCTTATTTCTGAGGAGTGTGACGCTATGCGCCGCATCCGCCCGCAGAAGTTCGCCGGATCCGACTACCGCCAGATCTGGCGCATCGTCGATGGCGCCGTGGCTCAGGCCTTCAACGATCATCCCGAATACCTCGCCCCCGGAGCCCGCGTCAGGACGGTGCGCAACAGCATCGTCAAGCGCGTGGCGGGGGCGGTTACCGGCCACGCCGCTCAGTCGGCGCGGGTCCGTTCCGAGGCAAGCAACCCGGCGGACGCAACGGGAGAGGGCCATTGCTAGGGCTCGCTCAGGGCGCTGCCCCCACAGCCCCCTCGGCTGTCGCCATTCACGGCAGCCTCGCGGGAGGGATGGCAGTCCCTCCCGCACCAACCAATCTCCGCCAGCCAGAGGAGCCCGTCATGAGCAGCCTGAAGGTTGTCGACTTTCTCAAGGAGATCGACACCCTCCGCGAGGCCGTGCGCCGCTACGAGGAATTGCTGAAGCCGTCGCTCTACACGCCGCGCGCCTGGCGCCTGACGCCCAACGAGGAGGCCGTCCTCCTGGTGCTCTACGGCGCCAAGACCCGCGTCGTGCACCGCGAACGGATGCCGATCGGCGTCTACGGCATCCTGGCCGACGCGCCCGAGCAGAAGATCCTCGACGTCTTCATCTGCAAAGTCCGGCGGAAGCTCATGTGCGCTCAGACCCGGATCGGCATCGAGACCGTATGGGGCCGTGGCTGGCGGCTCACCGATGAGAGCCACGCCCGTCTGCACGCCGCGGTCGCCGGTGAGCCGATCGCGGAGCGGGCAGCATGAGCGCGCCCCTCCCGCCTCGCAGAGGCCTCTACAGCTCGGAGACGGGACGATGAGCACTCCCGTGTCTCAGATCTCTAGCGGAGGGGCTGGGGGATGGAAAGATTAGGGCGCGACCCTAAAGGGTCAGGCTCTCGCCCTTCGGGATAAACCACTTCGTGTTTTGTCGGCTTCGCCGCTTCGATCCTTCGCGCATACGGAGACTTGAGATGAGCGATAAGACCAAGGTCCAAATTATAGTAAGCGGCCCGGTCGGTTGCGGCAAAAGTGCGATCGTAGAAGAAATCGCGGTAGCGCTCAAAGCCATCGGCATAGAAGTCAGCTTTGCGGACCCGCGAGCTGTACAGAGCGAGCGCAACATGGTTGGTGACCACATCGGATCTCTTGAAATCTATCGCAAAGGCATCCGTGTCGAGATCTCGGAGAGTCTGTTTATTCAGAGCCAAATCGAACAGCGAATTGGCGGCGCTTACGAGATGCCAGACCGGCCTGGGTTCTGGGTCGACGCGCCAGTCGCCAAAGAGATTGCTCGCCGCGTTCTCGGGGTTGCGCCTTCTTCGAACGATCGCCTGAAGCGGGGCGCATCAGGATAAGCACCGCGCCAGCGACCAAAGCCCGGAGGGCCGAGACCAAAGGGCTCGGGTCGAAGACCGCGGGCGCGGTCGACGAAGTCGAGGCGCCGCAAAGGTAAGTCTATCCCTCCAACTGACCCCCACCCCAATGCCGGCAACGCCGGGAGAATTGAGCATGAGCGAGCACAAGATCATCGAGGCCGCCGACACGCCGATGAGCATCGGGCTGGGCGACCTCGCCCTCACGATTTCATGGCCGGACGGCTCAGAGACCGTCGAGCACGTCTCGGAGCAAGCCGCGAAGCTGCTCGGCTACCAGCGTCCGGATCCCGAACCCCCAGCCCCGCCCGCCTGGATGGTCGAGGTGGCGCGGGAGGCTGCTGACGGATACGGGAACGGAATTGTAGCGGTGGCTGAGCGCGCCATCGAACTCGCCCTTGAGCGCGGGCATGTGGTGGAGCCGCGACCGGTCCCGACCGACGAGGAGTTGCTGAAGGCGGCGCGGGAGGATGCGGCGCAGGTCAACGAGCGTCGCGGATACGAGACCATCCCGAATGAGTGCCGGCGCGGTTTCCGCGATGGAACGGGCGACGTTCAGTGCGCCCTCCAGGCCCGCCGCAACATGCTGCGGGAGGGGGCTGTGGCAGCCTCGGCGGTCCCGTCGGCAGATTATGAAGCCGCCCTGAGGCAGGCATGGGACGCGGGCCGCTCCTGGGCTCGAATGAGGGCGCGAGAGGCCGTCGACAATGCGGTGACTCATGAGGCCGGCCGCTCCGATCGTGACCTGCGCGTCTCCGCTCTCCTCGCCACCCTGCCGACCCGGGAGGCCTGACCGTGACAGCGTATGCCTTCAGCCCGCTTCGCGAGTATCAGGATTGGCGCGTCTTCAAGTATTCGCTGATGATGGCGGACACGCAGTTTGTCGTCATGCCTGAGACGAGCGAGATCCTGTCGGTCCAATTCCAGGGCGAGCAACTCGTGATGTGGGCGGCGGTCTGTGCAGACCGGCCGACGATCAAGCAGAAGATCGTCATCGCTGGCACCGGACATCCGACCGATCTCCGTGGCCTGAGGTTTGTCGGAACCGCACAGGATCCTACGGCGCCGCTCGTTTGGCACGTCTTCGCGGGCGAAGTCCGTGCCAATTCCGCCGGAACGGAGGCCTGAGCCATGGCCGAGATCGTTCGCCACAAGAAGACCGGCGGCCTGTACGATGTGCTGTATCGGGGTGCTACGGTCGAGAGCAGCGTGCCCTTGGCGGATTACGCTGAGGTTATCATCTGCCGGCCCGTTTCGGATAGTGGGATCGTCATCCGACCCGCCAGACTTCCAGTGCCTACCAACCGTATCGCCCTGTACGGGGCCAGTGTCCAGACCGCCGTGCCACTCACCAACGGCGACGAGGTGGTGGTCTACCGCACCCAGGACGAAGATCTCCTCGTCTGGGTCCGCCCGACCTCCGAGATGGACGACGGGCGGTTCGAGCCCGCTAATCCCCTCGGCGCACCCCCTCATGCAAGCGCCTCCGAAATAGAGGAGCGTGCAGCTGTCGTTCGACGCGGGCTGTCGTCCGTGGCCAATCATGCACCGCCTGGCTCCACCACCGCGGTCTGGGCTGCGCGCGGCGTGGGCGTGATCGACGCTCTCCTCTCCCGTATCAGCCCCAGCCCGTTGGGGGATGCTGTAGGGCGCGGTCCTGCGGACCCGGGCTCTCGTGCAAGCATCGAGCCTGCTGGCGCAGTCTCGCCCGCCTCCGGTGGCGTCGATCCCTCGCGCGAAGCGTGGCTTGATTTTGAGCCGGATGAGATCGTTCGGCGCGTTCGCTGTCAGGCCGACGATGCGCCGGATGAAGGCGACAGCCCCGCCCAGATCTGGCGGCATGCCTGCGATACGATTTTGCTGCGCATGGGTAGGCACCCATCACAGGAGGCGGTGGCCAGCGGCGGCGAGGCGCCCGGCGGTGTGATCCCTGAGGGATGGGTTCTCGTGCCTCAGGAGCCGACTGAGGCGATGCTGGACGCCGCCGTGAAGGGTAGCGGTGCCGATGTCAGCTACGCCGATGTCGAGGAGCTGTGGCCCGCCATGCTCTCAGCCTCCCCGCGTCCCTCCCAGGGGGAGACGGGCGATGCGTAGGCCGACAAAAGCCCAGCGAGCCGTGCTCGAATTCATGGGCGCACACCAAGATGCGCTTCGCTGCGACCCGCGCCTCCGGCCCGCATGGTGGCTGGAGGCGGGACCGACCGTCCGGGCTCAGGTCGCCGACAGCATCGTCGCCGCTGGGTGGTCCGAACGCACTGGCGAGGCCGGCCCACAGCAGTTCTTCACGCGGACGGAAGCCGGCCGCACCGCCCTCGCCAGAGAGGAGATGGGTTGTGAGTGAACGCCTGACCGAGTCGGAAATCGCAACGATCGTAGATGTGCCCGACCATGCCGGGCGAGCCCTGCGACCCGAGAGCTACCCGCTCCTATCGGACTATGAGATGGACACGGTAATCCCGGCTAAGGACGGCCGTCCGTGGCGCAAGGCCTGCGCGGATTGCGCGTTCCGGAGCCACGACCCTCAAGGGTTCGGGCGCGGCTACCAGGACATGATCCGTTACTCGGATCCTCAACGGGATGGGCTGTTCTACTGCACGCACCGGACCGACGCGGGCGAGCACCGGATCTGTGCCTGCTACGCGGCCTGTCGGCATGGTGAGCACGGTAGTGGAGAGCGCGCCTCGCTCCAGCTCGAGGTTCCCGATGTGCTCTGATCACACAGGATCCGGAGGGGATCGGATGGGCGCTGCCCCTGACGAGGTCGGGCTCTCGCAAGTCGAGCCGCTGCGCGTCTCGCCGCCTGACGGCGCTTCGATCCCTAGCGCGACACCTATCGCCCGTCGCGTCATATCCTTCGGCAGCCCGGCTGTGGTGTGCTGCGATGCTCAGTGCTCCAAAGCTTGGGGCATTAACAGTCGCCCGAAGATTGTTCTTAGCGACGATCCTGATGACATCGCCTATCTCGCCGATAGTGAGCTGGACGAGGCGCCGGCTAATCCTGGCACCTACGAAGGCGGATGTGCGAAGCCATACACCACGGCCGAGCGCCTAAACAAGTGGTGCGTGCGGGAATGCGAGCGGTCGTCAATGTCAAAGACTGGACGCAACGACGAGGTCGTCGAGGCGCCAGATTTCAGTCGCCGTCGCTACAACATGCCGTGGCTGCACCCCGAGCAGCCCGCGCCATGCGATGGAAGCGGCGAAGCCGGCGAGACCGAAGGGCTCGATCCGAAGGACGACAGCGCGGTGCCCGCAGGGCAGGCGCCCGACGCCCTCTCCTCCCTGAGGGGTGAGATCGACAGGCTGAAGGAACGGCTCGCGGAGGCCGTATCCGCGGGTCGCATGCTGATTGTCGCTGAGGATGCGCGCTGGGTCGCCATAGCCGCTTTCAATGCGGCATGGGATGAGCAGCCGGCCCCTCCTACGAAGAAGCAAGTGTCAGCCGAACGGGCCGCAATCCTGGGCACCGATATCGCGCACCAAAGAGCCCTTCGGCGGGCGCTTGAGGCTATTCGATCCATCGCCACCCAGGAGACCCCCGATGTCGAGGGCTGACGATCTGCGCGCGCTGCTGGCGATGGTAAATGACGCCAAGGCCAGTAGCTGGGAACTAGATCAGCGCCTCTTTGCGCTCGGCTGGGGCTGGTCGTTCCCGCTCCATGGGGCGTCTCTCTGTGAGTTCAAGAGAATTAGGCGCGAGGGACTGGGCAATTTCTCATCGTCGGTGGATGCGGCGTACAATCTGATCGACCGTCTGCTGCCCGGCTGGGCATGGGCGGTCGCTGTCTCGAATGGACGATTTCGAGCAAGTCTGACTGCCCCTAATCCACTTCGACCCATGCCCGTCATCGCGAGGGACTGTGCCACAGGTGGCCTAGTTTTGTGCGCCGCCCTCCTATCCGCTCTCATCGCGCAGGAGGCCGAGAATGGCCGGTGAATACGATCGCGTCTTAGCCGAAGCGCAGACGGACGCAATGAACCTCGCGCATCGGCTGTTCAGCAATACGTTGCCGTCTGTCCACTGGCGCGACCTGAAGGCCATCGCGGACGCATACTATGCGCCCGTCTGCCGGCAGCACATTGAGGCCGAGCGCCGTGCCACAGACGCGGAAAAAGAGCTCGTCGATCTGACCTGGCAGCGCCGTCGAGCCCAAGAGGAAGCGGATCGGTGGCGCCGGATCGCGGAGCGCTTAGAAACCGAGAAGCAGGATGAGCGCGAGGCGTGCGCTGCAATCTGCGACGAGCGGGCCAAATACTTCGATCAGGCGCCCGCGCATCGGGATTGGACAGACGCCGCCCGGAGCTACCGCGCGACCGCTAAAGACATCAGAAGTCGGTCCTGGAAGGCCGCGGCAATCGCCGCCATCCCACCTCAACCGCAGGAGGCCGATCGCCCTGCCCAGACCCTGAAGAGCGGGGAGGGGCGGTCGTGAGCGCAATCATCTCCCCCTGCGGCCTCTACCGCACGCGGCTCGACCGCGACATGGGTTTCCTCGACGGCGAGCCGGTCATCGGTTGGATGCTGCACAACCCCAGCACCGCCGACGCCGAACTGAACGACCCAACGGCTCGGCGTGGCATCGCGTTCACACGTCGCGAGGGCGGCCGGCGCATGATTTTCATGAACCCGTGGGCCGGGCGGGCGACGAGCCCCGCCGATCTGTGGCGGATGGCCGACCCTGTCGGCTCGACCAACGATGAGGCGATCCGCGCGGCGCTAGACGAGATCAGGGCGAGCGGCGGATTTGTCGTCGCGGCCTGGGGGCGGGTCAATCCGCCAGCGGCGCTGCGGGCGCAGGCCCGGCGCCGACTCGACGATGTCTGCGAGATGATCCATGCGGCCGGCGTGCCCCTGTTTTGCCTCGGCACCAACGCGGACGGCTCGCCCAAGCACCCACTCTACGTCAGGAGCGACGCCCCGCTGATCCCCTGGCCGCACCAGACCCCGGAGTCCTCCCCATGACCGCTGACACCGAGAGGGCAGGGCTGGCGGTCATCCTCGCCGGCCTCGAACAGCCCGACCCCGAGATGATCAAGGCGGCCTGGGCCACATGGCTCGCTCGGGACAGCCGCAAGCTCGGCCCTGGCCCCGCATTCGTCGAGGCGATCACGGCCGCGAACCGGGTGCTGCTCTCCCGAGCCCGTGCCTCCGGTATCCCGGTCGATGAGGTGGGAGGTGGATCATGACGCATAGGTTTCCGCCTCTACGAATGGCGATCATTGACCTGTGGGGCCAGACCGAAAGCGAGTGCGGGATCTGCGAGGCGTGGGGGGCACACCGCCATGCGGTCGGCTGGTACTGCGGCCCCGTCAAAGAGGGTATCGGAGAGCCCGTTCCTGAGTGGGGGCCGGACGCAGTCGCCGGCGGTCGGACGGTCTGCAAGGCGTGCCATGATCGTTTCTGTGGCACGGCCGACGCCGTGATTTCGACCTTGATGGGCCAACTCGCCGACCCCGCTCCCCCGCCCCGGTCGCCACAGCCACGGATGAGGAGGGTAGAAGATGACGTGGACACGAAAGCCGGCCATTGAGGGCCGCGGGCCGGTCTGCAATTGTTGTGGAGCAATCACGACTACATTTTCCGCCGATGCTGTGATTGCGGTTGGTTTTGGATCCGCCTGCGTCACGCGAGATGGCGTAGCGGTCTACGACGAACAGCAGGCCCTCACTGAGCGCGAGCTATGGGACGGAGCCGACGCCGAGCGCGCCGCCGCAGCCGATCCAGATCACGACTGGCAAATCTGCAAGTTCGGGCCGCTGTCGTCGTCAGTCTATCAGCGCCACGGCGAAGGCCAATGGGTCCTAATCGAGCGTGGCGATGGCTTCGCCTAACCTCACCCCACAGTTGCCAGATGACAACGGTCAAGCTGAAAGGAGATGAAGCGTGAGTAGGGAGCGTTTGTACCCGCCGGATTGGCTCGACACCGACACGGCGGCTTACATGGTCAGCATGTCTGTCGACACCTTCAACCGGCGGGTGGGGGACGGCACTCTTCCGAAGCCCGTCACGGTAGGCGGCAAGCGGCTCTGGCATCGCGCCAAGCTGAGCGAGGCGCTAGAACGCAAGGACCCGGCGTTCCTCGACGCTGACGATCCGATCATGAGAGAGCTGCGTGGGAAGACGAAGGACCGCCGTCGTGGCCTTGCCGCCTGAGGTGCATCGCGTCGTAGCGCGGGGGAAGCCATATTATTACTGGCACCCCGGCCGCGGCACTTCGCACGCGATCGACAAGCCGGTTCGGCTGCCGGACGCCGAGACCGAAACACGAAAGTTCTGGCAGGAAATTGAGCGCCTGGGCGGCAAGCCCGAGTTCGATGAGAAGTCCGTGGCCGCGATGCTGACCAAGTATGAAGCCTCTGAACAGTTCGAGGCTCTGTCGGCCGCTACACGCAAAGACTACAAGCGGTATGTGGAATTCTGGACGAAGCACCTAGGCAAGTTTGGCGCCGCCGACATCCGAGCCTCGCACATTCTGCACGTTCGAGACGAAGAATATGCCGGCAAACTATCAACCGGCAACCATTCAGTTGCGGTTCTGTCAGCCGCCTACAAGTGGGGCATCCCACGCGACTATGCTGCCAACAATCCGGCGTCAGCAGTGCCAAAATCCAAGATCGACAGCGATGGCCGGTTACCATGGCCGCCGTGGGCGCTTGAGATCGCGCACAAGCACTTCCGGCCAGAGTTGCGTCGCGCCGTGGCGCTCGGACTCTACACGGGCCAACGCCTCGGCGACGTGCTGCGAATGCACCGCGACCACATCCAGGGCGGAGCCATTCACGTCACTCAGTCCAAAACGGGGAAGGATCTAGCCATCCCGATCCATGTCGCCCTGCGGCCCGAGATCGAAGCTTTCCTGGCCGGCAAGCACAACTTTCTCGTCTGCCGAGCCGATGACCGCCCACTGACCTCGCAGGATTTTCAGGCGATGTGGTCGCGCGAGATGGCGAAGAAACCTCAAGAGCGGATTAAGCAGGAGGGGTTCAGCTTCCACGGGCTGCGCACGCTGGCTGTCGCGTCGCTCGCCGCGACCGGGAACAACCCCATCCAGATCGCCGCCATCACCGGCCAATCGCTCAATATAGTGGAGCACTACCTGAAGGAGCACCGCCAGATCGAGCTGGCCTCGCAGGCCATAAAGGCGTGGGAAACGGCGGTCTGAGCGTTTTACAAAAAAGCGCTTTGTTCCGGGTCTGATCCGGGGTACGCTGAAAACCAAGTTGCAAGGAAATCAGTCGCTTAGGAGGGAAACGGCTGTTCTACCGTTAAACTATCCCCCACCAAGTCCTTGTTAGATAAGGACTTTCGGTCAGTCCGTTTTGCAAATCCCTGAGGTTTTACAAATCCCGCTTTGTGCGCGGTCCGTTCCGACGCCGATGCGTATGCCCGCATTCGCTCCGGAACGCAAGCGCCGATGTGCGAGAAGGAGGAGAGATGCCTGCTGTCACCGTCGCGCGGTCAGCCGAGAAAGAGGCGCTGCTATTCGAGAGCAAGGTCGTGCCGGAGCCGAACACGGGCTGCTGGCTGTGGACTGGAGGCCTGGACCGCGACGGCTACGGCCACATGCATATTCGTTTGGGTGAGGCGTGGACCACAACGCCAGCGCATCGCGGCATGTGGCAGTTGCGGCACGGACCAATGCCCGCCGACCTCATGGCGTGCCACTCCTGCGACACGCCTTGCTGTGTGAACCCCGACCACGTGTGGCCAGGAACCGCTGAGCAGAACAACGCTGATTGCCAGCGTAAGGGGCGGAAAAGGTCACGCCCACGCAACCCGTGCAAGCTGCATATCAAGCGGATCACCGTGGCAGATGCCGAAGCCGCCGGTCGCGACCCTTCGTTCCCCGAAGAGCGGGCCCGACGCCTGTTGATGCGGGCCTACAAGCGCCGTGACCCGGTTTGGCGCGAGGCTCATATCGCCAGAGTTATGGCGAGCCGAACCGCCACGCGGCACGATCCAATCGATGCCCAGACGGAGGCCGAGAAACGGGCGATGATCGCCGGCTACGGCATGGCAGTCGCAATCTTGATGCGGCTGCGCGATGAGCCTGTCATCGCGGCCGACCTCATCATCGAAAGTGGGTTCGGTTTGGCCGACTTCCGTGCCAGTGGCCTCGAGGCCTACGACCTCAATCCGCTTGAGAAGCTGTACCGCAGCGAGCGCCGCCTCCGTAGGCGTTCTCCCGCCTCCTCCAATAGGGGAGGGCCGGTGTGATGGACGAGCCGCACGACTGGCAAGCACACCTTGCCGAGGTCAGAAAAATCCTTGAGAGCCACGGATACCATCCTGCGGCTTGGGAGGTTCGGGACGCGGCTGCCGAGATCGCCCGCCTGCGGGCTCATGTGGGCGATCTGGAGGCTGAGAATGCACGACTTCTCGGCATGATCGACCGCATGGCCGCAGCGGCCAACGAACTTGTCTCGGCCGCGCGCTCGCACTGCCCGAAAGACCGGCGGTTCAGCTCGGCGTGGAAGCGGATGCGTGGCGCAATCCCAGTCCAAATCGTGGGCTCTGAGGCCGGAGACCAGCCATGACCGACCTCCCCGCCCGCCTCCGCACCGATGCCGCGGGCCTCGATCGCCTGGCAGCAAGATACCGCTCAACCGGGATAGACCGCGATGGTGCTGAACTCGGCGAGCGAGCCGGCCTCATGCGAGCTGCTGCCGATGAGATTGAGAGGCTGCGCGGGATGGCGCTGCCGGCCGTTGCGCGTCACGGCCATCCCGATAGCGATCCCTCGCGCATGCCTGACTGGTACGATACCGCTCGGCAAACGAACGCGGCGCTCACGCTGAAGGGCGGCATCCACGAGGCCGATGTCGGCTTTGATTGTATACTGAGCCTGAATGATGTCGGGCTGAAGGTGCTTCGGCGAGCGTTAGAGCGGGCCTTCATGGAAGGCCAGGAGCATGCCCGCGCCAGCGCGGTTGACGAAGTCGAGGCGCCCGACCTTGAGGTCACAGAACAGATCTGTCTCGACAAGCTGAAGCAGGAGAGGGATGCGTACAAGGATGCGTTGAGACCATTTGCGAGGGAGGCTGAGAGGATCGCTCGCGAGTGGCCCAGCATGACTGGCCCTGACGTGCAATGGCAGATCAAGTTTCGTCACCTGGATCGCGCCCGCGCCCTCCTATCCCAATCCTCTGAAGGGAAATGATGCCATGGGCCTCACGCCTCTGCACATCCTGATCGCCATTCACTACCACTGCCACGTAGAGCAGCACCCCATGCTACACAACCAAGTCCACCGGGATTACGCCGAGGATCTCGCGGAGTGTGGGCTACTTCGAGCCGCCGGCCGCCATGACGATGCAACAGCAGCATACGAGAAAACAGATGCCCTCGCCGTCTTCGTCGAGGCCCTGTGCTCCACCCCATTTCCAGTTCATAAGTGGGTGATGCCATGATGCCTCCGTGGGTTCTGGTCGCTGGCTTACTGTGTTTCGTCGGTCTGATCGGATGGGCAACTATCCTCGCCGTCAAGATGGCCAAGGATGATCGCGATGCTTTCTGACGTCGTATTCTATTCGGCGCTCGCCTTCCTTGCGAGCCTACCGGTCGCCGTGTGGTCGGTTCGATGACTTGGCTTGCGGGCATCGGCCTCCTGCTCGGTTTCGCCCTGATGGTCTGGTCGTGGCATGATGTGAGATTGCCCGACTGGACAGCGGGCCTTGGCTTTCTCGTCGGCGCTGTAGGGGGCGGAGTCTTCCTGAGCCAGGTGCTCTCATAGCGGGGCGCATCCGGCTTTACCGGACCGCTGGTCGCGCGGCGCGAGCCCGGTTCCCTGAAATACGGCGACTGACACGACTTGCACAACATACGCTTATAGAGCATGATGGCATCATGCAGAATAAACTTAAAGACCAGCGCATCCCCGTCATGATGACCGCCTCCGAGGTGAAGGCGATCGACGACTGGATGTTCGCGAACCGCCTTCGCTCCCGCAGCGAGGCCATCCGGCAGCTTGTGGCTCAGAGCCTGAAGGGCATACCTGCGTCAGGGATCGAAGCGGCCTCTGGCCGGCAGGACGCGACAACGGAGCGGTAGGATGACAGCCGAAGAGATTGCTGAAGGGTTTGGCCCTGAGCGCCCAGATTGCCTGCTGCCATGTCCATTCTGCGGCGGCGGGCAGTACCAAGGGAGGCCAACTCATTTGCCGCCCCGCATGGAAGGGCCGGGCGCCCTGATCACCTTCACGATCTTGCATTGGTGCGAGGGGGCAGCGTGGGGAACTGTTGCGTCGACGCGGCAGGTACGGGCGCGCGAAGTCGGGCCGGCCGTTGCGGAGTGGAACAGGAGGCCCGCGTCAGGGATAGTCGCCGAAGGCTGAGACGCCGTAGGCGGCTCGGGCTCTGCCGACTAGCCCGGCCCCGGGACGGGGCGACGCCCCGATGCTACACCCCGCCCATGAGCATCCCACCCACCGCCCTCACCTGGTCCCGCGGTCTCGCCAGCCTCTCTCCCGGCGTCGTCCCGTGCCGCGGTCTCCGCGAAGAGGAATGGCGCGAGACGCACCGCCGCTGCAGCGAGTTCGTCGAGCGCTGGGGGATCCAGGCGCACGAGGCCGGGTGGGACACGCTGCGCCTCTTTGGCGTTGGGCCGGTCACCGGCACGCTCCGCGGCGATTTCTGCGGGATCCTGATCCCATGCTCGGTCGACGTCCACGAGGTCACGGCCGAGTGGATCAGGCTGGGGCGGTGGACGGCGTATCGGCGCGAGCCGGTGAAGATGCCCGGCATGGTGGCGGTGTGGGAGGTCGGGAAGGGCGGTTGACTGGCGCACTCATTGAGTACATATTATCTCCATCAGCCGACGTGCTGACGGGCGCCTCGCCGGAGCAGGGGCGGAGACGGGCTCATGACCTACTACGTGACGATCGCCGAGCGCCTCGACCGTGGCCATGCCCAGGCCAACGCCACGATCCGGCAGGAGGCCGCCTTCGCCGCGTCCGGCCGCGAGGTGCCGGCCACGGGATCGCTGGGCACCACCACCAGCAGCGGACAGACGTGGGCCCGCGCCGCGCTCGGCGGCTTCCCGACCGTGGCAGCGGCCCGCAAGGCCGCCCGCGCCTCGATCCGGAACCGGGGCTTCCGCCCGCGGCGCATGGAGGAGGTCATGGATTACGAGGCGGGCGAGGTCTTCGCCTACGCGATCGAAGGACGGCCGTGATGGCGACCTATGCCGAGACGCAGACCGTCATCGCCCGCGCGTGCCGGTGGGTCGAGGAGCACCCGCGCCGCGCCAAGGCCGTTCGCACCGATCTCGACCTCATTCTGCTGATGGCCAATCTCAACGTCGGCCAGGCGAGTGCGGCCTCCCCGATCGGGCAGTTCATGGTGCGCGCCGCCCTCCGGTTGCCGCACAACGAAGATCGGGCGCCGCTGGTCCTGCTGGCGGGCTTCCGTGCCGGGATGGACGACTCGGATCCGGTTCACACGGGCCTCAAGGACCTGAAGCGCGTCACGGAGGGCGACGCGGGCGGCCGGGTGCTGCATCGCCTGACCTACCAAGCCGGTCGCGCCGGGTGCCACCTGTATCAGCTCGGCAAGCTTTTGCATTGCCTCACCGAAAACGACGGCGACGAGCGGCCGGATGGCGCGACCAGTTTCGTCTATGGCCTGCTCAGCCAGGCCTACCAGCACCGTTGGACCACGAACAGGGCGGCGTCCTGATGCCCGCACACCCCAACCGCTCCCGCCGCGCCCCTTCGGTGGCGCGGAACCCCAGCCCGGACGAGATCCGGGCCGCCCGGGAAAAGGCTGGCCTCACGCAAGAGGCGGCCGGAGCCCTCGTTCACGCCAGCCGCCGAACCTGGATGAACTGGGAATTTTCGGTCGACGCACCGGAGAACCGCGCCATGCATCCTGGCCTGTTCGAACTGTTTCTGCTCAAGACCGGGCAGTTGTCGACGAAGGCCGTTGCGTGACCGGCGGCGAGGCCTATCGATCCAAGCTCCTGACCCCCGACGCCCTCGACACCGCCATCTCCGCCTACCTCGCCGATCCATCCGCACCCGTGGTGCTTGAGATCGGAGACGGGCGCCTCGATGTCGCCGCGGCCGTCTTGGCGCATCAGTGGTCGGTGGAGGAACTGGCAGTAGAGGATGCGACGCAGGCCCGGAGGCGGCAGGCGGTGAGGACGGCGGTGCTGGTGGCGAGGGTCACCTAGCCGCCCTCCGTCTCGCGAAGTGCCGCGCGGGCGCCGGTCACGGCCGGAAGCCATTCGTTGAGCGGCACACCCTCCGGCGGATCCATGGCATCCATGGCGGCAAAGACGGAGAGGGCACCGCGCAGTCGGGCATTCTCGGTGGCGAGACGGGCCGCATCTTGGTTCGCGCCGACGGCTCGCCTTCGGTCGCCCCAGCGCTTGGTGGTCTCGACGCTCATAGATCTGCCGCCCGGGGCTCGAACCGGAACGCCGCCTGCTCGGGCAGCACGTTCCCGTCCTCGTCACACCGAACCCAGCGGTCGCCCTCCCAGGAGCACGCGCCGCCCGGCATCTCGGTCCAGCGGTGGCCCCAGACCGGATAGCTACCCATCGTGCCGCCCATGAACACCTCAGCGGTCGCGGGCTGGCCGTCCCACATCAGGAGGCGGCCCACGGCGCGTCGCTCGCGGCCAGAGCCCGCGAAGTGCGCCGAGGTGATCTCGCGGAAGGATGGCGGGACGCCCGGCGGCAGGACCGCCAGGAGAACGAGGCGCACGGCGTCGGCGGCCGAGCGGAATTCGGAGAGGCGGGCTTCGGGGCGGCTTGGCATCACGCGGCCTCCGACTCGGTCGCGCCGGTCGTGGCCGGCTCCCCAATGAACTTTCGGCGAATGTCCCCCAGGCGCTCGTGGGTGACGTATTCCTCGTATTTGTCCGGGCAGCGATTGCAGCGCCAGCTAATCCAGTTCGTGTAGCCGTTCCAGCCGCACCCCCAATCGAAGAGGGTTCCCTCGCCACACGGGCAGGGTCGATGGGCGCGCCTGTCATAGGTGGCAGCGTCGTTGTCGGCGACCTCGCACCGGATTGGGCTGCCGCCCTCGTAGGGGCCGAGGAGAACGTGCATTTTCGGGTCGGGAAGGTTGCCCGCCAACCCATCCTCAATCACCTTTAAGCAGCGGTGAGGGTAGTCGCTCCATTGCTCATAGACGGAGTGCGCGGCACGATGGCTGAGGCCGTTGTCGGTTAGTATCTTCATCACGAACTCCTCGGCGGCATGCCAAGCGTACCTAACACCAGTCGAGTTGCCGCCTCGGCTAACACGATAAGTCTCGCCGCATACAGTCAATCTCCGCCCCGCCCCAAAAGATGGAACGTACCTGCCGAGCGGGTGCGTATCGCATATTGCGCGCCCGACCTCTTGGCGCACCTTGCAGATCTTGGTCCAAGTTGGTCCGCTATAAGAGTGCTTGAACCTGAACTGGATAGCGACCTCCAATTCTTCCGCAGTCGTGGCAGCGCGCATCCCATCGAGATAGTCGATCAACCGCACCTTAGGCATCGAGCGCCTCCATTCATATGTACGATTGAAGCTATATCGTACCTATTGTAGCGTCAATATCGTAGGTACGAAATCGGTACCATTGACGGAATTTCGTATGCATGCGAAGCGCTGGGCCGTGGGCCGCAAGAAGCAATGGACAGAGCGCTTGACGCTCCCGCTCGACAAAGAGACGCTGGACAGGATCGATGCCGTCCGCGCCGAGGGGGAAGCGCGTCTGGACGTTATCCGCGAGGGGATTGCGCTCACCCTCAAGAAGCGTGAGCGCCAGAAGCCCTCCAAGCCCGAGCCTGCCGCATGACCCCGCTCGCCTACCTCGCTCTCACCTCCACCCTCGTCCTATCCTGCACCTGGGCTGCTGTGGCGTGGTCGAGGAGGGTGGCGAGGCGGCTGGATGAGAGGGCGGGACGGTAATGAAAAATCTCGCGTCAGCCCGATCCGTAATGATTTTCGCAGCGCCGTAATCGTTTCTGCTGGCCGAGGCGCTTGTGTTAAACGAACCGGCCTTTCGTGAGACACAACGGCCCTAGTGTTCAACCGATAAGCGACATCGCGCCCGTATTGCCGATCGTCTGGCGTCACACCTGGCCCGAGCGCGGCCCGGATTTCGTCGCCTCGATCGCGGGCGGACGGATCGGCCGCATCCACAAATCGCACCCCGACCATATCGCGCAGCGGGAGTGGGTCTGGTCGCTCGCCTACAGGCCCAGGACCAGGATCCCCATGCAGGGGAGGGTTCACACCAAGCAGGAGGCCGCTGAGGCCATCCGCTCGAGCCTGAATGCCGAGATGCGGTGGCACGCCGAGCGGAACGTGCCGCTGCTGCTGGATCGGGCCGAGCCGGGACCCGATCCCCGCCTGGACTGGATGCGCTCGCCGGTGCGGCTCGTCATCGGGCGGGATGTGCCGTGGCCATGCGATGAGCGACCTTGAAAAATCCGCTAAAGAGGATTGACGATATCCGCTTAAGCGGATACCTTGCTCATACCGAAACGGAGCAAGCCAATGACCGCCCAGGACATCGCCAAGCAGACCTCTCCCGCAGTGCTCGCCGCCTACCGGCGCATCCGCGCCCGTCAGATGACTGGTTACGTCCCGCTTTTGGTGGCGAGCACCCAGACCGCGGCGAGGGCGGCCTTGTCTCAGGCGAGGAACGAAGTGGCGGAAGCCGAGCGGGAAGCCTCAAAGCCGAAGGTTCAAGGCTGGTAATGGAACCCGCGGATTTCGCCGCGTGGCTTGAGCACGTCCAAGCTCGCCACGGTTGGACCAAGGCCGAGGCGATGCGCCGCCTCGGGGCCGACAAAAACCAGTCTGCGCGCTGGACTCGCGAGGGGGCGACAATCCCCCTCTACATCGCCCTTGCCTGCGCTGGCCTCGCGCGCAGGACGCCCATTGCCCCGTGGTCGGGCGATGTCGAGCCTCGAACGGAGCGCCAACCATGAAAAACTCTTACGTCTGGCACATCGCCTTCACCCAGACCGGCAACGAGCCGTTCGGGATCTATGCCCTGATCCAGAACGCACACCAACGCCGAGCCGATGCGGTCGAAGCGGCGCGCCAAGAGGACGGGTGCGGGCTGCGCTGTGGGGCATTCGCCAAGCGCCGCCGCGTCGCGGTCGAGGAAAAAGCGAAGGCCCGCCCGGCCGGAGCCTGACGGGCCTTGATCTCCGCAGGGCGGAGGAACACCAACCCCAATGGCGGCAGCCACCATCTGACGAGGTCGATCCCCGACAAGGCGAGGAAGCGGGGCGATCGTACCGCAATCAACGGCGTCGGCAAGCCCTTACGCCGGGTCACATGTCATCGGGCGGGACGTGACGTGGCCGGAGGGGTGGGAGGCGGACGAAGAAAAGCCCGCGCCGGGGTGACCGGGCGGGCTGAAGGCGGGTCTCGGGTCTGGAGGATCCGCCGGGCAACGAGCGGGGGGGAGTGGGTTTCGGTTCACCCCAACCCAGGACCGTAGAAGCTCCCGGCCTCGGTCCACCGGTCGATCGCATAGCTGGTAGCCACCATCACGAATACGGCGACCGCGACAACGACGCCCCACCGGATCCAGCGCCGCGGCGGCACGCGCTCCTCGCCGATCGCCTCGTCAGCGATCAGGTGGAAGTAGGCCCCGCAAGCCACCAGGAACAGGCCGTAGGACACGATCCACGAGTTGGCGAACCAGGCCGGCATGTCGAGCCAGCGCCAGATGATCGACCACCACCGGGTCAACTGGGTCCCGGCCCAGGACAGGAAAATGCCGAGCGCCAACCAGTGGACTTTGTTGAGCGGCAGCCGACCGAGCACGATGTCTCGGGTCGTCGTGGCGTAGGCGACGCAGACCCCGGCCGCGAGCGCGACGATGGCGGCGTTCAGGATGCCGATCATCGCCTCCGATCCGAGAGTGATCGAACCCAGCAGGAACAAGCCGTTGGGCAGCACGAACAGCAGGGACAGCCGTGACGCGAGGAGGTGCTTCATCGATCCCGTTCCAGGAGAGCGTTGAGGGTGGCGATCTGCCGGTTGCGGTGCTCCATGCGCCGCTCGGCGGCATCGACCGTGACGCGCATGTCCTCGACCCGGCGCTCCTGCTTGCGCGCTGCGCTCTGGAGTTCGAGTGCCGACAGCGCGTGCAGTTCGGCAGCTCGGCGCAGATCAGCGCCCGCATCGGAGCAGCGCGCCGGAAAGAGGCGATCAAGAAGCATCCGGATCCTCCGTCGGATCATCACGCGCCTCCACGACAGATCGTGTCGATCCGACGCTGGATCTCGCTCATCCTGTCCCGGATCCGCTCGTCGCTGCCCTCCATCTCCTTCTGGAGCAGGGCGAGCATGCGCAGGATTTCGGTCTGCCCAGCCCTGATGGCGTTGAGGCCGGCGGCCGTCTCGATGTTCGTGCTGGCCTGGCGTTCGAGGGCCGTCGTGTTGATCTTGGCGTCGGAGACCCGCGCTTCCTGGCAGCCCTGCACGAGCTTGTGCAGGTAGATGACCACCAGACACAGCAGCCCGATCATGCCCCAAGGGCCGTAGTCCTTGAGGAGGCTGGCGATTTCGAGCGCGGTCACGATCGCCTACTTCACCGCCGCCGGCAGGTTCGCCAGGAACGGCGTCAGCGTGTTGGCGTCGGTCACCGTCTCGTCGAAGTGGAAGGCCCTGAACAGGCGCTCGCTGACGCCCTTCTCGCCGCCGGCCGCCTTGGTCACCCAGCCCTCGGTCGAGCCCATGGCCCGCTGCAGTCCCACCCGCAGCAGGATCGGAGCGAGATCGACGCTCGCTGCCTGATCCCGAACCGCGCCGGCGACCGCGTTGATGGCGTAGTCGGCCGCGAGGCGCACCATCCGGTCGATCCGCTGCTGGGTGAACCACATCTGGGCGAACCAGCCGAGCCGGCCGACGATCGCGGTCACGATGACGATCACGATGTTGACCAGGGGTTCGCGGATCGTTTCCATCGCGGCGACCAGCCAGGCGCCCCAGGGCAGGATGGTGGCGGTGTTGCCGACGGTGGCAACCTCGGCGGCGAGCGCCGGGCCGACCATCATCGTTGCCATGAAGGCGAGCGGGAACAGCCAGATCCGCGCGTCGGGCGGCGGCACGCGCTTCAGCATGTGAGCCAGGACGATGAGGATGCCGAACGCGATGGCGAACACCAGCGAGGCCGAGGACGCATAGTGGTAGAGGACGGAGGGCTCGCCGAGCCCGAGCGTGCCGGCCATAGCAGGAGAGCAGACGCAGGCGAGCGCCAGCGCCGCGAGCAGTGTGCGGGGCATGATGGTGTCCTGGTTGTGGGGTCCGGCTGGCCCGGCCGGCGCGGGGTGTCACACGAGCGCCAGCACGGCGCCGTTGATAAGGATGTGCAGCGTGTTGTCGGCGATGATGGTCAGCCACACGGCAAGCCACGGCGACACATCGTCGGGGTATCCGGTCGCCGTGACCGGGCCGCGCGCCCCGTTCTTAAGCCAGACGACGAAACGAGCCAGGCGCCAGCGGTCAACCACGAAATGAGTGCCGGCGATCAGCGCCAGGGCCAGCGCGCCGGATAGCCCGCCCGGCACCAGAAGCAGGAACGGCAGGCTGTAGGCCGTCGCGTGCGCGAAGGCGGCAAGGTGGCTGCGCCCCTTCTCCGTCGCCATCCAGTGGCTCTGGAGCAGGTAGTCGCCGACGAGGTGAGCGACGATCTGGTCAGCGGTGAACATCACTTCGTCCTCCGCCCGCCGAGCGCCTGGCACCGGTCCAGCGCCGCGCTGATCGCCCGCTCGATGATGATCTGGGTGCGAGCCGTGCGGACAGTGCCGGGGCGAAGCGCAGCGAGGTCGTCAATCTCCCGCGCCGCCGCGAGGGCGAGGGCATCCACTGGTGGATCCTGCGCATCGCCGAGCGGCATCGGGCCAGCGATCGGCGCTGGTATGACAGGCTTGTTCGGCGGGATGAGGCGGCGGGCGGGCATCAGGCAGCCCCCATCCACCGGCGCAGAGCCTCCGGCAGCCAATCCCGCCAGGACGCACCAGCAGGCGAAGGGCCAGCCATCCTCGTGGGCGGGCTCGGCACCGGCGGGCGAGCCGCTGTCGGCGCCATGGGGGTGAGCGGGCCAGCCGGATCGACGTGCGGCGGGGCGGGGAGGGGCGAGACCGCGATCGGCGCGTCCGGGATCCGGGTCGTGACGGCGCCGGGTGCGTGACCGGCCGCGACCAGCGCCGCCTTGTACCCGGCGTGGATCAGCGCGACGGCGTTGCCGTTCGCCGCGACGTCGCCATTCACCATCGCCCGGGCATCGCGAGCGAGCTCGCGGCCGGGCCCGAAGAAGTCGGCGAGCCGCTTCCCCGTGTACCAGCCCTCGGAGAGCCCGACGAACAGCATGGCCGCCGAGATGTCGGGGTCGAGCATCAGGCTCGGCGTCGCCTCGAGATCCTGACCGGGGGAGAGATAGCCGAGGGCGAGAAGCCGCTTCGTGGCCCGCTTGGCGTTGTCCCTGCCGGTGGCTTGGATCAGGCCCATGCCTCGAAATCGCCAGCCGTCGCCGGGCTGGGAGTTGCCGAGCCGACCGCCGTAGACGTAGTTCGCCAGCCTCTCGGGATCGCGGACGTAGGGCGCGGCGGCGGCCTCGCTCGCGAAGCGCGTCGGCCAGACCTTCCGGATGCGCGCCGCGGTCGTGTAGTTCAGGTTCTCCACCCGCGGGATCATCGCTCCGCCGGTCTCGTGGTGCGCCGACGCCAGGCTGTAGGCCAGCGGCGCCGTGCTCATGTCGGGCGGGGCCATGTCGAGCAGGGCGTTGATGCCGTCGACCTGGGATTGCATCAGGGGCCCACCGAACGGGCGCTGTCGCGCAGCCGTGAAGAAGCGCTCGCGATCGAGGCTCGCGGTCATCAGGATCTCCGGATTGTCAGGGGTGGTGCGTGTTGGCCCGGGCCGGGTGGCGCGGCGGGCGATGCTAGCCGAACAATTTTCGGGCTGCGGCAATGGCGAGGAGCGCCTTCGACATCGCCGCCATTTCGACATCCAAAACAACGCGGGGCACGATGCAGATGCACCACATGTTGATGAGGGCGTTGAAATTGTCGCCGGTGATCCCCGGTCGACCGAGCCGCAGGGGGACATCGGACAGGCTGCGGGGCAGCACGGGCGCGGGCTGTTGCGCCATCGTGCCGACGGTCAGATCGTCCATCCGCGTAGCATAATTGTCTGCCGCTCGAACGCAGAACAGCCGCGGCGAGTGTGTTACGGATCCGGTCGTCACATAATCAGTAGAGACCGAACCATTAGAAGCTCTGCGTCCGACAAGGGCGTTGACGGTGTTTGTTCCATCGTTTCCAACAAAGATATTAAATCCTATTTTTCCAGCAGCATCATAGCTGCCGACTATGTAGCCGTAATTTCCAAACGGAACGCTGTTGGCCATCATGCCGACGAACACCGTCAGTGCGGTTTGATCGGCAATCAGCGTGTCGACCCAGCTGTTCTGATCGAACAGCACGAAGTTCTGATTGACGTTGTCGGACGAGCCGAACCGCGGCGCACCGACGATCCTGCCGGGCAGGCCGTCTGGCGCGAGGTTTCGGCCCGGGTCGACGTCGCCGAATATGTTGAGGTAGATCGCATCCTCAATCGGCGAGATCATCTCGGTTGCGAAAGCGAGGTAGTCGGCGCCGTCGAGATTGATCGCTGCGCGAGCCATGGTCAGCGCTCCTGCTATCAGTCAGATGCGGTTCGCGGCGATGTTGAACGCCACGCACCAGTTCCAGAGGGGATAGGGTTTTCCGACAAGTGCAGCGATGTTCTCGCTCGGATACTGCCCGCTGCCGGCCGTGTACTCGAAATTGAACGGCGCGCGCGTCGGATCGCTGTCGCAGAGGTTGCCGCCACCCTCGGCATCGTCGAGGCGGCCGTACCAGACGCGGGCCTCGCCCTGGGGCTCACGGGTCAGGTAGATCGCCACGCCTGTGTCGGAGGCGAGATCCACGCGGCGGATCGGGATCTTGCCGGCCGCGTCCGTGACCGTGAATCCCCTGGCCGGGTAGGTCTTGAGCGCGTTGCCGACTACGGCGTCCTGGAACTGGAGCGGGGGGCACGGGACGTGGAAATCCACGAGCACCGTCCGCCCCCGGACGGTCGCCTGTAGCGGCGAAGTGGGCCTCCAGCGCTCACCCAGGATCTGCGTCCGATAGAGCACTTTGCCGAACTGGCAGCCGAGCCAGCGCGAGCCGTTGGCGTTGAGGTGCCCGCCCTTGTCGCTGACCGGGTAGGACGGCGCGACGAGGTGCCAGCTGTCGCGCTCCTCGGAGAGTTGGAGCTGCGCCATCGCGATCGAGAGGCCGGTCGCGTCGACCGTGTAGCTGCCGCCGGTCTGGTAGGTCAGGACCATCGGCGGGTCGGCCTGGCCGGTCAGGGCCATCGAGTCCGACCCGATATTGTCGAACAAGGACCGCATCTTGGCTTTGTAGCCCTCCAGAGAGGGCGTGCCGCCGGCGTCGGAGAAATAATCAAACTCACCCTGCAAATACATCACCGCGCCAACCCCGAATGTAGATCCGTTCGGGGTTGCTGCCTTTACGCCGGAGATTGCATCGGTCAGGCGCTGGTAGAGGTTCGGGCTCGCTCCCCTCATCAACTGCGAGATGTTGCGACCGGACACCGAGCAGTTGACGCCCACCCATTTGCGGTCTGGGTCGGCCAGTTGACCGCGGCGCTTCAGGTGCAGTTGCCGGGCGAACGCCAGCGCCCCCGGCAGGATCGTCTCGCCATATGCGGGGTCGTTGACGGGCAGCGCCGCGGCCTGCGCGGCCGTCAGCATCGTGCCGTCCTGACGCTGGCAGGTCGCCACGAGCGGGCGCAGGAGCGCATCACCCACCGGCACGAATGCCGGATCGTAGGGGCCGGCCGGGCGCTCGCACCGGCCCCACATCAGCACGTCGGCGATCCCTTGGACCGTCAGCGCCGGCCAGGCCTCCTGCCCGGCGCCGAGCGACTGGCCGTAGACGAGGAGGAGATTGTAGGCCCACGCCAGCGACGGCGCGGAGCCGCGCACGGCGTAGCGCTGGTGGACCGCCAGGGCGAGAGCCCGGGCGTTGCGCTCCCGCACCTCGTGCGCGCTGTAGTCGCCCGCGGGGCGGCCCGAGAGGTCGTGCACGATCCCGTGGCGACTGACGCGCGGCCCGATGATCCCGAGGCGATCGACGAACGCGAGGCCGCCGTTGGGGAGGATGCGGGTGCTGTAGCCGCGCAGGGACAGGCCAGCGCCGCGTAGCCGGAATGCCGTAGCGGCGGCTGGGCCGGCCAGCTCGAGGCCGCGCCGACCAAATCGGGCAAGGATCAGGCCGAGGATCGGGTCGCGAAGGTCGAGTCCCGCCCCCTCGGGACCTGAAACCAGATGCTGACGGGTGTAGGCCGTGGCGGTGTCCAGGCTGTCGAGTGCCGCGCTCAATTCGTTGAGGTCATTGCGCAGGCTGGTGAACTGGCTGGGATCGAACCCGGCCGCGGCGCTCAGGACGTCGATCCGGGCAAGCACTTCCGTCAGGAGCACGCGGATCTGCGCCTTGTCGGGCCGGTGGGGGCCGAGCAACGGGTTCAGCCCATTGACGAGGTCGCGCCAGATGTCGTTAGGCTGGTAGGGCCAGGCCATAAGCAAAACTCACGATGAGAAAGAGCAAGTTGCAGCGCCTCGAGCGCTGCAGAACGCGACCTCAGAAGGCCTCGTCGAACTCGATTGATGGTGAGCCGAATTTATTCATGGACAAGTTCAGTTGCCCCGTGTCGTCAGACGCCATGCGCATCCGGCAACGCGGGAAATCGAAATCCATGATCGTACCGGCCGGGTAGGCGGCTCGGAGCCACGGCCCGATCCGCACGATCCAAGTCGCACCGCTCTCGAGCCCGAGGACGTCGTCGATCTGGTGCAGCCGGTTGTCCGGCGGGGAGAACCGCATGCCGGGCAGGGGGGTCAGCCCGGCCGGGATCGTCAGCGCGATCTGCGTCGCATTGAGCGGGGCATCCGCGGCCAGAACCGCGCCGGTATAGGCTTGGTGATGGCCCGTCCCGTCCGAGAACGGCGCGCCATCCGAGTGCGGGACGCCGGCGATGCCGCACGGCACGATGCCGGCCCGATGCGCCGGGCCGCGCCCATCCTGGCAGGGCACGATGATGACGGAGGCGCGACCCCCGGCTCTCATGGATCGATAGGCCAGCACGAGGTTCTGACGCTCCGCGGGCCCGTGACGTCGATCCGCTATCGGTATGGTGACGGACGCCCTCCACCGCGCGGTCGGCGACACCAGGATCTGCTCGGCGCCCGTGAACGACTGCCCGCCGGAGCGCGAGGTGCCGACAGGCTCGAACATCGCGCTCGAGAAACGCAGCCCAGGAGGCCAGGGGCGATCAGCCATCAGGTCACCGTCACCGTGATCGGGCCAGCGGTCGACGAGGCATCGCCGAACCCTGAGCGGTTGAAGGCGCGCACCCAGTAGCGATAGGTGCCGGTCGGGCGCGGGTCGGACCAGTCGAAAGCCTGGGAGGCCGAGCCGTTGAAGGTGCGGATTGCGGTCGCCTGGGCGAAGTCGGCCGAGGTGCCGCGGTAGAGGCGGGCAAAGCCAAAGTTCGGGCTGTTCGGCGCGGTGAACGCGCCGGTGGCTTGCCCGGCGCTGCCGTTGGCGACAAAGCCGTCCGGTGGGCCGGGGGGCGTGGTGTCGGCGGTCGCGGTGATGGGCGACGGGGTGGCTGGTGTGTAGTTGCTGACCTGCGACCGGCCGAAGTTGCTGACCGCCCCCTCCACCTCGTACTGAGCGCCGTCGGTCAGGACGCTCGAGACGACCGACCAGGGGTCGCCGGTGTCTGCCGCCATGTCAATCCAGGTGGCATCCCCGACGATCCGGTAGCGACCGACCAGCGACCGGTCCGGCCTGTCCTCCGGCACGGCGCTCAGGCGTAGGAACGTCGCGTTGATGTCGCCTGAGACCGCTCGCCGCTCGATGGTCACCGTCAGGCCGGTCGGCGGGTCCGGCGGCGAGGCCGCCGCCGAGGCGCCCGGCAGGGTCGGCTCCAGCCCCTCGTCGGTCTGCGCGTTGAAGGCGTAGACCTCGGGCCCGGTGGATGTGAGCTCGAAGCTGCAACGGGCGCCGTCGCTGGAGATGACCGGACGTGACACCGTGTAGGCGCCGTTGAGGATCGGGTAGCGGGTCAGCTGTAGATTGATGACATCCTCGAACACCGCCGGCAGACCACCGCGCCCGGTCACGAGGGAAACCCGCCACCGCGGGTTCTTCTTGCGGTAGTAGATCCACGCGAGCCGGCGCAGTTGGTTGTGAAGCTGCACCCACGAGCAAGGGAATTCGGCTTCCAGCGTATCGCCCGCCTCGGCTTGAGCATCGAGATCATCAAGGGGATCACCCTCAATCATCTCCCAGCCGTGCGGCGCGGACACGAAGCTCGTCTTCAATCGATTGAAGGTCGCGCGCTTCCCGCTCCCGGCTTCGATCGAAATGGATATGATGTCCGGATCAGTTAGAGTCACCTCGGGGACAACGTAACGGCCGCCCCGAATGCCAATTTTTCCGGCAGGCGTCAGGTAAAGGTCGGCGTCCGAGGCCTGCAACATGCCCTGGAGGTCATCGGCCGGGTCTTTGGTCAGGTCGCAGACGCCGCCTAGGTAGTAGCGCGGGAACTGGCGCCCGTCCTTCGTCGTGATCGTCTCGCTGTCGACGTTGGCCTTGGCGATGAACGAGGCGTCGTCGATCAGCGCCTCGGGCACCTTGAAACCCCACTGTCGATCGATCAGCCTGTCGCGGATGCAGAGCGCAGCGATCGGCGAGTATTGCCAGGTCGTCGGATCGCTGGTCTGGGCTGGGTCACGGATGTCTCGCACAAGGCTGCCTTCGATCAAGGCTTTAGTACTCGGAAAGGTGCCGCTCGGATAGTATTTCTTAAAGTATTTTGCTGGCTCCAGCGGCATCGCCGCGCGCATGACGAGATAGGCACAGCCATCAAGACGGTGATGTCCGTCCCAGTATCCAAGCTCCGATAGGATCGGTGAAACAGCCTGGGGCGCAGTGCCGAGATGTCCTTCTAGGGTAACGAGGTTCTGCCACGGCGCGACGCCCGCGATGCCGCCGAGCGAGCCGCCTGGGAGTGCAGTCTTGATGTCGTTGCAATGGTACTCCACGAACCGGTTGATCGGCCCCTCGCAAAGGTAGACCCCTGTGTAGAAGCGCCCGCCGGCCGTATCCCGAGCCACGAAGCCGCCTGAGAGCATCGTGCTCCCATAGACTTTGCGGCGGGCGAACAGCGCCTGCTTGAACGATAGCTGCTGACTGGCAAGCCGCTGCTTCTGGTCCGGCGCCGTGAGAGTCTGGATCGCAAGGCTGGTGCCCAGGATCACCGCCGAGCCGATCGCGGCGTTGACCGTCAGCGTGCCGACAATCGCGGTTGTGCCAACGGCCGCCTCAACAGTAAGTGCCGACAAGATGGCCGCGCCGATCGTCTCAGGCACGCGCGATGCTCCAGGCTACCAACATCGGGAAATCCTCAATGATCACGCCGCCGCGGGTCTTGGCGGCCCAAGCGCCGCCGGTGCGGATCGCCGCGACCGGTCGACCGAGCGCGTCGCGGACCACGCCGACATCGCCGTCGCGCGGCTCAGTGGTCGTTGCGAAGCCGCTCCACCCCATGCAGATCCGCCACATTCCTTCGAAGGAGCCGAAGCGGCGGATCTGGCGCGCCGCGGTGCGCGCGTCGCCGTAGGAGCCGCGCAGAGCCGCGGCCGGGTCGATCCCGGCTGCCGCGAGCACCCAATCCGCGACCCACATGCAGCAATCGGCATCAGGGCGACGGAAAGGCTCGCGCATGCCCTGCTCGAGATGCGTCAGGAGGCAGGCCACGTCGGGTCCCGCGAGACGAGGGCTGCGATCTCGGCCGCGCCGGTGTCGCCCGGGTGCAGGCGCTTCTGCGAGCCATCGTTCAGGTAGCCGAAGGGCGGCCGGCGGCGGTTGCTGAGCAGGGTGACGAGGGTCACGGTGATGGTCGCCTTGGCCCCTTCGTCGAGCAGCACCATGCGGTCCATGACGCCGGAGTGGATCGCGAAAGGGCCGTCGAGGCGCGTCCAGTCCTCGGCGTACATCTGCTCGAAAATCCGGCAGGGGCGGCCTTTCACCTCCGACGCGGAGGCGAGTGCCCGGCCGACCAGATCGGGGTCGATCCCGGACAGGGTGAGCGAGGGGCCGTCGCCGCCCGGCACAAGCGACCGGTCGATGTCCGAGATCTGCCCGAGCGTGCCGATGCCGTCCCAGGTCACCAGCGGCCCGTTCGGGTTATCCGGATCCTGGGTCGCGATCGGACCGTGGCCCTGGTGAAGGCGCTTCGTCACGGAGGCGAAATCGAGTTGCACGAGGCGGGCAGCGCGGACCGTCTCTCCGCGCTGGAGCGCGGCGAGGGTGGCGGGCATCCGGGGCATGGATCAGTTGTTCTCCCGCCAGGTGGCGAGCTGCTGGCCGATGGTGCGGCGGTTCTCGGCGTTGCTCGCGGCGAGCATGGCCTGCAGCTCCGCCGTCGTGGCGCCGGGCTGCGGGGCGTTCAGGACCGTGTCGCCGATGCTGACGTTGATCGGACCCCGTGCGGCACCGGCGGGCCGCGCCATCGCCGGCACCGGCATCGCTCCCACCATTGGTGTGACGGCGCCGCCGCCCGCGAAGCGCCGGATCCGCCCGGAGTTGATCGCGTCCAGCAACTCGGGGTGCTGCTGCGCTGCCCGAGCGTTGACCACGAACTCACCGGTCGAGAGCATCGCCGGGATGCTGTCCGACGTCGATGTGCCGGCTCCGACGATCCGGCCGCCGGTCGCCGCCTTGACTGGGCTGCCCCCGAAGATGCCGGAGAGAAAATTGCCGGCCTTGGCGAGGAAGTCGCCCCCGCTGTTGCTCGTGCCGCCGCCGAACAGTCCGTTCAGGACGCTGTCGATGGCGCGGTCGCCGAGCTTCGACAGCAGGCCGGTCAACTGGTTCTGGAAGGCTTGGGCGAGCGTCGCGCCGCGTTGCAGGTCGTTGTTGATGCCCTTCAGGAAGGAGCCGGTGTCGGCCTTCTGGGTGGTGAGGTCGCGCAGGTCTTGCAGCTGCCCGTAGGCCTTGTTGAACTCGTCCGTGCCTTCGGCGCCGAAGCGGCGGGCGGTGAGGTAGTCTTGCTGCTCACCCGACGTGCGACCAAGGGCGCCGTACTGGTCGCGCAGGTCGAGGCTGAATTGCGACTGCTGCCGCCCTTTCACCGCCGCCGCCTCGGCATCGACCAGCTTCAGGAACGCGGCACGCTGCGCTTCAAGCTCTGGCGTCAACTTCTTGTTGCTGCCGGTCAGGAGTTCAGTTGCATTCGCAAACTCCCTGCTGATATCGCCCTGCTGTTTCCGGTCCTCTGCCAGGAGCCGCTCGGCGGCCTGAAGCCGTTCTGTTTCGGTGACGGACTTGCCGATTTCGGCAGTCTGAAGCTGGGTCTGGCGTATGCGCTCCTGCGCGGCCTGCCCGGCCGGGCCGGACCCGGTCGCCCTGAACGTCCCGTAGTTCAAGATGTCCTGCACGGTCGCGTTGCCGCGCTTGAAGACCTCCGGGTTGGACGCGGCCGCGCTAGGCAGCACACCTGCTGCGTTTGCTGATGGGTCGGCGCGCAGGATGCTCACCGCGCCCTGGGCGCCGAGAAAGTGCGCGAGGTGGAGGTTCCGCAGCGATGCTTCGAACCCCGCATCCTGGAGTTTCACAGCGTTCTGGCGACCAAGTTCGCCGATCGCCTCCCGGTTCAGTTCCGGATCCGTGCGCAGCGCCAGGATGCGCTTACGGCTCTCGGCGGTCTCGGCCGCGCCGAGTGTGCCGTAGAGTTGAGGGCGAATTTTCTGGATGACGTCGAGCCATGTGCTCTCGATGAACTGGCCAAGGCCGGTCGCGGTGGAGCGCGGGTTGCGGGCGGTTGGGTCGCCTCCCGACTCCGGCTTGATGATAGAGTCGATGTAGCCCGCCGGCAGCGTGGTCGAGTTAACGGCCTGCTTGCGAGTCTCCTCGCTAAACCCAGCGACCGCCTTGGCCCTGTTCTCCTCGTTCGTCTTAAGAGCCTGGGTGAGATTGGCCGCATCGGTCGTCTTGGTGATGTTGATGCGCAGTTCGTCGAACTGGCGGTTCACTTCAGCTAGGCCGCGAGCGTAGGGCGACAAGCCTGCTACGGCCTTCTGGAAATCGGCCGCGCGGATCGCCGCCGCGGCGGCGGCGCCCCCAGCCACGTATTCCTGCCGGAGGAGAGTTAGGCGCTCCTTGAGGGCATCCACCGACGCTTGAGCCTGCTCGGCGTTGTCCAGCATCCCGAGGGCGCGGTTGCTCTTCGTCGTGTCGTCCAGCGCCTTGATGCGCTTCGCAAGGTCGTCGATCGCCTCGCCCTCGGCGTTGTAGGCGCGGGCGGTGTCGCCGGCGATGATCGACCGCTCGCGTGCGATGGCATTCTCGGTGTCGTTGAAGCCCTGCGCGCCCTGACGACGGCGCTGTTCGTTCAAGTCCTCCGCCTGCGCCGTCGCGTCGCCGAGGGCTTTCGCGAGCGCCTTCGTGTCGTCCACCGCGCCCGGCGCGATCGGGTTCACCTCCTGGCGGATTTGCGCCTCGGAGAGGCCCCGGTCGCGCAGCTCGGCGACATAGCTCTGATCGCTCGGATTGACGTTGCCGGACTGCTGCGCAGCGGTAGCCGCCGCCGCGCGCCGCCGCTCGGTTTCCTGCACCCGATCGTCGATCGTGCCGCCAGTGGTTGCCCGGACCACTGCCTTGCCTGCCGCGTCGGCTGCGGCCTCAACCGAATTCCAGGCGCGGGCCCACAAGGAGGTCTTCGAGGCGGCGCGATCAAGCTCTGGCTGGGCCAGCTGAGCGAGCGTGCGGATAGCGCCCTGCCTATCACCTTGAGCGACCAATGTCCGAATGTACTGGCGCGTCCGATCATCAAGAATGCCAAGCCGGGAGTTCAGTTCATCGGCGCCCTTCGCAGGATCAGAAAAAATCTTAGCGAGGTCCGTGCCTGCCTCTGCCATATCCTTGCCGAACAGCTTCGCATATCCCGGAACTAGGTTCAGCACGTCCGGGATGTTCGAGGCGTCTACCTTGCCTGTTGCAGCGATCGCGGTGGCGGCCTCGCGGGCGGCACTTGCTGTGATGCGCCCGGACGAGGCCGCCGCTGCGGAAATCTCGTTGATCTGCCTGACGGTCGCGCCAGAGGCCTTACCCACGCCCATCAGGCCAGCCTCAATCTTCTCCTGCGCATTGTCCCAGCGCACGCCGAGAAGCACAGCGGCCGTTCCGATGCCGGCGACGCCGCCGACGACAAGCCGCGCGGGCGTGAGCAGGGCGAGGAAGCGGTCTTTCAGATCGCCAAGGGCCCCGCTGACACCTCCGCGAGCCCCCGCGAGAGCCTCGTAAATTTGGCCCGACTGCTGGGCGATGACCTGGAGCACCGATGCCCCGCTGCCCAGCGACGTACCAACGTCAATCGCCTGCGAGCGCAGATTGCCGATCTGGTCCGGTCGGAGCGCGCGGCGGTTGGCTTCGTCAGCGGCTGAGACAGCGCGCTCAATTGCCTTTGCGGCTCGCTCGGCGGAGCGGGCGCCATCGCGGCCGAAGTCAGCTACCTTCTGGCCCGCGCGATCAAGGCCCCTCTCTAGACCGGAGAGGTCGGCTTCGACGCGTTGGACGAGAGGGGGGAGATCATTTGCCATGGAGCTTCGCTTTGTTCAAGCATAAGGTACAAGCATTCGCATGCTTAATTTCGGTGCCGCTTTTCTATTCGTCTCCAACCGTAGCGCTGGAAGGCAGATACAGGGGGACTAGCGAAGGAGGGCAGCGGTTCTTAGTATTGAAGAAAAATGCAGATGGTTACGCAGGCGAATTTGCGACTGGTGGACCCCGATCATTTCCGTGCGCAGGGCAGGTAAGGGGCCAATCAGAAAGCAGAGGATCTACTTTATTATTTAAAATTTGGGACAAGGATAATCCAGATAGCTATTGTATAATAACCGTCTCCCCCACAAAGGATGGCGTTGATGTCCATGAAGAGCAGGGTTGTCTTCACTATCACGGAGCAAGCTGTGATTTTTCTGGCAAATTAAGGAAGGCCAGCTCAGGCAGGTAAATCGGCCCAAATTACTCTGACCGAGCGTGTGCTTTCGGCGCTACAGCCGAGGGCCGCGCGACGCACGAGTATCGCTGCCCACGGGGAGGATCAGCGATAATGTACCGCCTACCATTGGTCGCCATTCTGCTGCTTGCAACAACGGCTTGCACTTCAGGTATCAGTTACGTCTTGGACAACTACAAAGGCGTCGAAAAACAAGAAATTTTTGTCGAGGGTGACGACACTTACCGTGTGTTCGATAAGCCCGCAGCTGGGCGCATGATGGTTACGTCCAGCTTAGGGGCCGCGGCTGGTCAGGGCGCCCTCAAAGGGCTAACCCTCGGCGCCGTGGAAAGCGCTCCGCCGAAGCCGCGATTTCAGAAAGCGGCCGAAACGTTTCTTGTCTCGACTGGCCGTTCTGAATGCCGGATCACCGATGGCTACCTGCTCGTGAACCCGCAGTGGGAGTTCACATACGACTGCTCGAAGCCGGTACCGAAGCTGGTGGCGCGTCGCCGATAGGCGCGGAAATCACCCAGCAGGGCGCCTCAGCCCTGCTGGGGCGGTTTGTAACCATCCCCGCAGGTGCGGGGAACGCTTCGGCGAACTCGGGCTCACCAAGGCTCGGCTCGGTTCATCCCCGCGAGAGCGGGGGACATCGTAGGTATTCCTCGGCGGCGGCCTGCCGCTCCGGTTCATCCCCGCCACCGCGCGGAACGCTTCTTCCAGAGTCCATCCTAGGGGATGGGATTTCCAGAGGGCAAGGGATCTGCGGGCTTGGCCCATTCGATCCCGAGTTCATCGGCGAGACTCTTGGCGGCAGCCTCGCCCCAGATCTCTTTGGCCTCCTCGACCAGGGCCAGCTTCTCCTTGAAGGGGAGGCTGCTCGCCTCATTGTCGGCCTCAGCCATGGATCGTTTCCGGCCTGGCGATGTCTGCCTTCAGTTTCGCCACGATGCCGGACGCCCACCGTAGCTGCCGCACCGGAGTGCCGTCGCCATGGCTCTTGCTGGTGTCCTGCATCACGCCGCCAGCTTCGCGTCCGAGATCGGTCACCTCGTAGTAGAGCCGATCCTTGGCGTCGCGCAGGGCGACCTGATAGCCGAATTGGACAAGGTAGCGGTTCACCTCCTGGGCGCTGTAGTCGCCGAGGCGCTTGCCGATGTCCGTGCAGTTCAGCAGCGGCTCGTTCTGCGGCGCGGTCACGTGGGTGATGCCCATGGCGCTGAGCGGATCGACGCCGCACATCGCCTTGGTCGCGCGGTTCGCAGCCAGAACCGCTTGGTTGCCCTCCAGCTTCAGCATCTTGGCGATGCCGAGATGGTGCTTGAAGGTCAGGCGCGCCTCACGGGGATCGGGACCGATGCGGGCAGGCGCCGGCGCGGCCGTCTGCTCCTCCAGCTCGAGCCAGCGATCCATGACGGCAGCCCGGAGGGGGATCGAGTAGCCGGTCACCAAGATCATGCACTCGCGCTTCGGGAGGTTGTGGCAGGGCTCCATCTTGCCGTTCCCAGCCCGGTAGGACGACGCAAAACTGCTCAGTGGCAGGCCAAGCTCCTCCAGCATCACGCGAACGTCGCGCATCACGTCGCTGTGACGCTTCTTAGTCCGTTTCGCGATCTCGGTGGTGCACATCGTCAGCGGCATCGCGCTCGCGAGCGTCGCGGTCGGCGTGCTGCCCGTGGTATGGGGTTGTCCGTTCATCTGGTGCGCTCCTGGCATCCGGTGAGAAGTGCCCTCGGCGTCGGAACCGAGGGGGCGACGTGGCGGCGGGCCCGTGCCCTAGGAAGCTGTGCCCGCCGCCGGCCTGCTCACGCAGGAACCTGAGCCGCCGCGCCGATTAAGTCGCGCAGGAGGCTGGCAAGGAGAACGTCGGCCTGATCCGTCGAGGGCTCGGATCGGGCGGTGTCGGCCGCTAGAAGGCGGGCTTTCGCCGTGAGGCCATCTCGGCTGAAGGCCGGCATCTCGCTCACGGCATCGAACAGCGCGTTCAACTCCTCGCAGTGGGCGTCGAGCGCGGCGTTGCTCCAATTCTCAGCGAGCGCCCGGCTGTTGATCTCGGCCTTGAGACCGATCGCCCGCTCAGCATCGCGGATAAGCGCCGCATCGGGCGAGGGGAGGGCTGCAGCGGGGCCAGCGAGCGGCAACGCGGCGAGCGCCGCGACCCCTACAAACATGCCCCTTCGTGTGCTATCTTGGTTCCTAGCCATCTTCTGTGCCTTCCAGTGCGGGGTGGTCTCAGGCCTCGGACGGCGTTGCACCGCTGTCCGAGGCCGTTTTGTTTTCGGCCTCCAAGAGTCGCTGAAGCATCCAAACAATTTCGCCGTTGGCGCTGCGCATGTTTTTGCGGGCGCGTTCTTTGATCTGTTCGCGCAGCCCATCGGGCATGCGGACGAGAAAGCGATCAACGTTGTCGCTGGGGTACTTAGGCCGTGCCATGGCGCCTCCATATCGCGTCGTTATGGAGACTACATATCGACTTGATAGCATGTCAAGCTCCATATCGATGCGATATGGGGAGAGACGATGCGCAAGCCCCGATCCGAATACCCCAGCGAGCAGGCCGACAAGTTCCTGCTGAGGTTTCCCAACGGCCTCCGCGACCGCATCAAGACGGCCGCCGATGCAAACGGCCGTTCAATGAACGCTGAAATAATCAACGTATTGGAGCAGCAATATCCACCAGAGCTAAGTGCCGATGAGTTGATTGCCGATCTTGAGTTTTTTGGAGAAATGTACGCCGCAAGAAAGAGTACAATCAGCGGCGCATATCTTAGAGACGTCATCTTGAGGCTGAAGGAAAAGCTTCGAAGCGAAGGCGTTCCCGACGCCGCCCTCGACCCCACCGCCCCCTCAACCCCCACCCCGCCCCCTTCCGAGAGTCCACGCCCTCAGGTCCGCCAAGGGGTCAGACGCAAGATGAAACTTTGATCTCGCGCTTGCGTGATATCGTGCAGACCGCAAACGCCGATTCCATAAGGCCCCGTCCATGAGCGCATCCGCCGTCCTCAAGCTCCAGAAGGCCGGGTTCTCCACCGAACAGGTCGAGGCACTGGCCGACTTCATGGATACCCAGGCCGCCAGCAAGGCGGATCTGGACGCCGCCGTCCACAAGCTCGAACTCGGTCTTGCCGGTGTGCGGGCGGAGGTTGCCGATGCTCGCGCCGAGTCGCGCCTTCTTGAGCAGCGGATGACTGTGAAGCTCGGCGCCATGCTGGTGGCGCTTGCCGGGTTTCTTGTCGCCGTGCTGCGCTATCTACCGCCGGCCGGGCACTGAGGAGGGCATCGAATGACCGAGATCCAGATCCTGGCCTTCATCGTGACGCCGCTGTTCGCGGTCGCTGTCGGATGGGGTGTAGCCTACTGGGCGCGGCACGCCGGATGACCGGCGCCACCTTCCTCTATCTCCTGCTCCCGCCCGCCGCCGCTCTCCTCCTGACCTGGGCGGCAGCTCGGCAGGTGAAGCGGGACACCGCACGGATCGACGCCATGCTGGCCGAGCGAGCCAAGCGGGCGTCCACCGAGGCCTGACCCGCCTCATATCCCCATCCACTCCGCCAACGCATCCGCCTCGCCGTCTGTCATCGGCGCCTTGTCCGGGTCCTGGGCCCTGTTCCAGGCCTGAACCAGTTCGTTGAACTCCTCAACGGACAGACCGTCGAGGCTCTGCAGCCCGATGATGAGGGCGCTCGCGCGGATCGCGGCGAAGTCGATGCGGCCGTCGTCGGCCGCTACGAGGTCGCCGCTTTCCGGTTTCCCTCGTCTGCCTCCTCCTTGGGCGCGGGCGCGGGCGGCGGGTTGCCGAGCACGGCGGCCCCGAGGACCATCAGCGCCGTCGCGATGACCTCGACGAGCGGGGTGTCGTCGCCGGCGTATTCTCCGACGAGCTTGAGCGCTTGTTGCGCCGGCATCCCACCGCCGATGAGCCCGAGGCGGATGGTCTCCTGAGCGTCCTCGACCCGGGCCCGCCCATCGGCGAGCCGGGCCAGGATCTCCGGCGGCCCGGCGTTGCACTTCTCCTGCAGCTGCTTCAGCCGCGGGATGTCGAGGTGGAAGTGATGCTCGGCGTCGCCGAAGGGCAGGTCGATGCTGGTGCGCCGGGCCATCGTCAGGCGCTCGCCGGGGTCCAGACGACGGGTCCCGTCGACTGCATCTCGATCGACTTGGTGACCCGGTTGCCCTTGGTCGCGCCGTCCTCCATCGACGAGAGGTGGAACTTGCCGAGCCAGTAGCCGCCGCCGGCCGCGAGGTTGCCGGACTTCTGGATACGGACCTGCACCGGCTGGTCGCTCTCATAGGCAGCACGCCACCGGTCCTCGCTCTCCCGGGCCATCACGCCCTGGCCGGAGACACGGACGCTCTTCGCGACCACGTCCCGCTCGGTCCACGAGGCGTTGTCCTCGTTGTCGCAGTCGGGCACGTTGGTGTCGGAGAGGTCCTTCGTGAACTGCACCGAGCGCTCGGTCAGGCCGCAGGGAGCAACGAAGGTGCCGGCCGTGGTCGTGCTCTCGAGCAAGACCTGATAGCCCGCGAAGCTGCGGGTGGTCGCCTGGGTCATGGCCTGTCCTTTCAGGTGGAGGAGGTGTCGGGGGTGTCGTCCTCGGCCCTGGCCTGCGGATCGATCAGTTCGGCGGCCTTGTCGGCGAGCGCGGCCTCGACTTGAGCCTGAGGCAGGCGCTTCTCTTCGCCCTTCTTGAACATCATCACGACGTTGGACTTGGGCCAGAAATCCCAGTCGCGCAGAAACCTGACCCGAGCGGCCATGGGCGCATCCTTATGGTTGGCTGATCAGCCCGCGACCTCGACCACGAGCGCGCGGAAACGGACGATGCCGTGCCAGTCGGCCGGCTGCTCGGCGTCGGGACCGGTCGTCGAACTGCGGTGATCGAGGCCGATCAGGACGCCCTCGGAGAGGGGTAGGGCCGCCTCGTCGAGCGCAGCGACGATGGCGGCGTTGAGGCGCTGCACGCCGCGGCTGCTGCGATCGGCACGCACAAACGAATGGACGACCAACTCCGCCTCCATCCCGACCCAGCACGAGGCCTCCCAGGGGAGCACGGTGGGCGGGTCGAGGCGCAGGAACGGCCACGTCGGCTTGGCCTCGACGTAGTCCCGGACGCGCCCCTTCACGATCGCCGCCACGCCCGGGTTCTGCGCCAGGGCCAGCATCGCCGCCGAGGTCAGCGCGTCGGAGAAGTCGCGCGACGCCATCAGCGCAGGCCCCGGGCCTTGGCGAGGCCTTCCAGGAAGTCAATTGCGGCCGCGTCCTGCTCGAGGCGGACAGCCGGCGCCATGAAGGGGCGGGCCGCCATCTTCGAAGTGCCGTACTCCAGCGCGGCGGCGTAGCCGGCGGTGACCCGCACCTCGGCGGTGAGCTCGTCAACCTGGACGACGCGGATGGACCGGTCGAGGAAGTGGGTGTCAGCGTTCGGCGGCTCACCCGGCGCGGAGGGGACATGCCCGGCGCCGGAGACCGCGCCGTCGCGGATCAGGTGCACGGCCCGGTTCGCGATCCGCTGGGCGCCCTTGAACACGCTCTGGCTGACCTGCCGCCGCGCATCCCGCGAAAGGTCGTCCAGTTTCGCTGTCACGCGCGAGACGTTGGTGACGCTGCCGCGGGCCATGGTTCACCTGCCGAACAGGATTTCGAGGTCGCATTCGCAGTTGATCCGCTCGACGGCGGGCGCCCGCGGGTCGGCCGGGTAGCGCAGCACCGCGCCGCTGGCGCTCACGAACGAGGCCCGGGCCGGGACCGTCTGCCCGTTGAGCAGGCGGTGGGTGTGGCGCACGTTGGGCCCGCCCGAGTCGCGCCAGCGCTTTCGGACCTCTCCGATGTCGACCCGACCCGAGTCGCCGGCCTGCTCGAGCGCCTGGATGCGCGCCTCGTAGAGCGCAGGCGTCGTCTCGGTCTTGGCGATGGTCTCGCCCCGGTGCCGGAGCATCCGGCTCTCGTAGGCGGCGACCATGCGGGTGATCTGGTCGGAGTTGGGCGGCTTACCCTCGGCGATCGCCCGCTTCAGGGCGCCGTCGTAGCGGGGATCGCGCAGCTGCCGCTCCAGGGCCGCCGGATCTGCGCGGGCGAGCTCGGCGGCATAGTTCCTGACGATGGCCTCCTGATAGGCCGTCAGTCCGATGATGCCGCCCGTCCGGCGCCCGGTTGCGCGATCGACGCGGCCGACGAGGTCGAGGGCAATTTCGCGCGGGTTGCGGCCCGCCTCCATGCCAGCGACGAGGCGCTGCCGGATCGCGAGGCGCTGGTCGTCGATGATCTCCCGGACCAGAGTCGCCGAATGGTCGCGCAGCCAGGCCTCGGCCAGCTGGCTGCGGATGTCGAAGACGGTGCTGATGCGACCGCCGTCAGGGCCGCGCACAGCCGGCAGCGCGTCGATGGTCGCCCTCCCGCCGCCCTCGAAGGCCTGCTCCAGCGCCGCGTCGAGCGGGCGGAACATCGCCGGCGCCAGCGGCACCGCGGCCACCGCCGCATCCGGGCCGATCGCCACGAGGCGCGCCGCGACGTGGTTCGGCTGCACCAGCGCTTTGATGTCAGCCACGACTTCCGCGAAGGCCTGCGCCACCTTGGGCGCCCAGGCGTCGAGCAGGGTCCCGAGCCCCCTGAAGATGGGCATCAGGGCTCCTCAGGCGGCGCTACGGGGACTGCCCGGACATCGTGGTAGCTGCGGGCCGGGTCCTGCGACACGGACAGGATCCGATAGCGGCCGGTCGCGATCTCGATCTCGTCCTCGGTCGTCGGATCGGGGGACAGGCCAGCAGCGAGGATGTAGAGGCTGACCGACCCGTCCGGAATGCCGGCTCGGGCGCGGGCCTCATCGCTGATGGCGTTCGGCTGGTAGCGCATCGGGGAGGGCGTGAAGCCCGTGCTCGTGACGCGCTGGTCAGCGCCCCGGGCGAGCTCGGCGCGGTGCAGGGTGCCGGGGCGATAAAAGCTGCCGAAGGCCGCACCGAAAACCCGGGCGATATCGCCGTCAAGAAGGCCCATAAGCGATTAGCCTTCGGCGCTTTCAACCTTAGCAGCAGCCATCGTACAGAGGGCCACCATCAGAGCGAGATGGCCATGCGCCTCATCCACATCGCCTTCAGCTATAGCCTTCACTGCCCGCTGACCGGCCATTGCCGCGTCAACGAGCGATAGATTACACTTGCTGACGATTTTTTTAGCTCGCTCATAAGCGTCTGCGCCGGAATTCATATTTATTCTTTCCTTCCAGCCTATACCACCAACACGCCGACGAAACGGGAGCGGATGAGCGCCTGAAGGCGGCGGCCATAGGCGGTCTGGCCGTAGCCGGTCGCGTCCGAAACGGCCGACGAGGCCTGCCCTCGATCCAGGGAGAGGCCGCCGGAGCGGATTGACGAGAAGCCGAGCAGGCCGGTTGCCGCCAACTCGGCCTCGGTGCCGCCGCCCACCCCATCCAGCGTCAGCTCATGCGCCGCCTTCAGCATGACGGCCTGGCGCCGATCAGCGTCAGACCATCCGTCATCCGCCACCGCCGCGGCGTAGTCCAAGGCGGCGGCAATCGTCGCATCAGCAGCCGACGCGAACGTGGGGAACCGGTCCTTGAAGTCTGTCGCGGTGGGGGCGGCGTAGGGCATGGATCAGCCCTTGACCTTCTCGGCCTGGGTGAGGAGGGTCTTGCGGCCCCACCGGTTGTCGACGGTCACGCCGCGGTCGACGAGAAAGGCGCGAAGCTCCTCGTCGGACAGCTTCTCGAGCTCGGCGTCGGGCTTCTGCGCCTCCTCCGGCGCGTCGCCCGTCACCGACCCGTCGAGGCTGAACCAGCCGGTCTTGCGGGCCGCGGCCAGATCGCCGTCCGACACGTCGAGGTCCCGGCTTTCGCCAGGAGCGAGCATGATCACGGCGCCTTCGGACCAGACGCCGCGCGGGCCTTCGGAGATGTTCTTGATCTGCATCGTGACGTCTCCTCAGATGCCGTCGACGTAGGACACGGCGCCCGGCAGCCGGATCTCGGTCCCGCCGGTCCGCATGATGCCGGGGATCTCCCAGGCCATGCCGCTCTTCTGGAACGGCGGCAGGAAGCGGTGCGGCATCGGGAGGTGGAAGCGGAGCACCTCCGGGCTCCGGCGATAGGCGATCATGCGCTTGGTGCCGCCGGCGCCGGCTGTCTCGAGCGAGCGCAGACCGATGATTGTCAGCGGCTGCCGGGTCCGGGCGGTGTAGACGTTGTTGTTGCGCAGGTACTCCAGCACGGTCGTGTCGCTGGTGGACGAGCGCGCGGTCGAGGACAGCGACAGCAGGCGGGAGGTCGGCAGCGCCAGCGTGTCGGCCATCTCCACCTCGACCGTCGAGGTGACGATGCCGGTCAGCGCCGCGTTGATGTCGCCGAGCTGCTGGTCCGGGGCCTTGGTGGGCCAGGTCGTGCTGGATCCCGTGCCGGTGGCCGCCGCCGTGACGGTCGGCACGTTCGGGTCGTTGACGAGGCCAGTCCAGTTCTTCTGGTTGGTGACGCCGTCCGGACGCCCGGTCATGGCGATGTTCCAGAGGAACTGTTCCGCCACGCGGCGGGCCGCCATCGCCTTCACGTCCGAGAGGTTGATGCCCTCCATCTGCGCGGTCATCAGTTCCTCCAGGCTCCACTCGTAGCCGATGCCGGCGAGCGCGAAGCCCTTGGTGAACTGGTTGCGCGACACGTCCGCGTAGGGCATGTCGAACCCCTTGCCGGAGATGAACTGCGCCTGCCCGGCCATGTCGACGGACGAGAACAGCGTACCGCGCGCCCACTCGTTGCCCTCGGTCACGACCGGGATCAGCGAAGCGTAGTCGAACGACGGATACTTCTGCTCGTAGATCGTCGCTTCGATGTTGTAGAACTGCGGACGGACGAAGCCCAGAGCCTGCTGGGCGTCATAAAGATTGATGGCACCCATCGCGGGCTCCTTCGTATCTGGTGTGGATCAGGCCTTGCGGACGCGCAGGCGCACCATCGCGCCGCTCGTCACGGTGTCGTCGAACACGGCCGGAATGGCGGTGTTGCTGGTGGAGGTGGCGGTGATGAGCCCGGCCGAAGTGACGTAGGCCGCGGCGCCCTGGGTCGTATTGGACCCCGCCGTGACCCAGATCACGCCCTCGTTGAGCAGGCCGGCCTCGCCGTTCTGATGGTAGATGTCGGCGGCAAACCCGCCCGCGACCACACCGGCCGTCGGCTGGATCGCGAGGTTGGCGATGGCGATGCCGAGGAACGCGCCCGCAGTGGCCGACGGCGTCGCCGTGCAGCCGCGGTCACCGGCGCCGCGGAAAGCCGCGCGGCCGAACGGCAGGCCCGCAGCGTCCTCGACGGTGCGGGAGAGGCGGTTGCCCTCCTCCCCGTTGGCGACCATGCCCGGGAAGCCAACCGGGATGGACTGGGTGTAGGTGCTCTGAACGACTGCCATGGGGGTGCTCCTGTGTCTGGCGATCAGGCCGCAGCCGGCGACTTGTAGGCGTTGCGCATGTCGGCGATCCGCTTGGCCTGGGCCGCGGCCGCGCGGGCCTCGGGGGACGCAGCGTCGCCGGTCTGGATGCCGGCAGTGAAGGCGTTGCGGATCGGGTCGCTGGCCGGGGCGATTGCGGTGAGGGCGGCGAACGCACCATCGATCGCAGCATACGACATGGTGGTGGCCGCATCGCCCATCCGGAGCGCGACGGCATCGCGGCGGATCTGCGCCTCGGTCTTGCCGGCGCCGTTGTAGGCATCGCCGAGAACAGCCTTGGCGGCGCTGAGAACCGCGGTGCGGGCCGCGACGGCGGCATCCAGCTTCGCCGGAGTCATCTGCGCGTCGGCGAGCTGCTGCTTGAGCACGGCGATCTCGCCGTCCTTGGCCTCTACCTCGCGGCGCACGCCGGCGATCTCGGCGTCCCTGGCGGTGGTCGCCGTGGTGTGACCGGTGCGCGCCGCGTTGAGGTCGGCGGTCAGCTGCAGGTTGTCGGCGACGAGCGTCTGGTTCTGGCGCTGGAGGTCGGAGATGGCGATCGCCGCGGCGTCGCTGACCGTGACGGAGTGGTCACCGATGATGACGGTGCGCTCGGACATGGGCGCTGGTTTCCTCTGCTGGGGCTGGGGCGGGGTGAGCTGGTCTGAGAGCGCCCGCATGGTCTTGCCGTCGGCGGGGCGCTCGTCGCCGATGCGGCAGTCGGGGCCGGCGCGGCCCCGCGCCACGATGGCGACGTGGTCGACGACGATGCGGGTTTGGCGGGCGTCGTAGGGCCGGCCGTCCGGGGTCGTGCCGGGTGTCCAGTCCAGCGAGCACACGTAGCCAGCGGAGATCTCGCGACGCCGGCCCGACTTGACGTCGTCGATCGCCGCCCGGTCCGCGAGCATCATGGGGATACGAACGAACTCGCCGTCGCGCACCACCTCGTCGCCGACGTGCCCGCGCGCGACACCGCCCCAGGTGTCGGGGGTAACCGGCGCCGGGGGATGGTCGAGGGTGACGGGCTTGTGGCCGAACGTCTTCAGGCTCTCCGCCCGGAATACCTCGTCGGCGTCGCGATAGATCCGGACCACGCCGAGATCCGGGCGGCCAACCTCGGCGCCGAGGTAATCCTGAATGTTGCCGCCGCGGGCCGCCCGGGCGTTCACCAGGAGGTTGCCGTTCGCCATCTCGCGCGCGTTCGCGATCTCGGCGTTGGCGCCGAGCGTCATGTGGTCGAAGAACTGCATGGGATACCTAGCAGGTCACACGTATAGTAATGGGTGCATAAATCCACGGGCCGTAAACGTGCCAGCCGTTGATCGCGGCGTGCCGAGCAAATTCATGGGCTCAGGCCGCGATCAACTGGTCGACTGCGGCCACGACGGCGTCGGCCATTCGCCCGCCGTAGGTCACATGCCCGCCCGGCTTCGGATGGACCGGGTAGGACGCGACGCCGTTCTCGGACTGGAAATTCAGGGTCGTGCCGGCGGCGATGTCGCCCCCGTTCGGCGGGAGGTCGAGCTGGTAGGTGCCGGCGCCGCCCGTCGTGCCCGTGAGCTGCTTGTAGACCCGCGACAGCAGGAACGTGTTGCCCGCCGCATTGAACAGGAAGTGGCCGGGCTCGATGCCCGAGCCGCTGGTCACGGTCATGACGTTGCCGGCCACGGAGCCCGTCGCCGTCGGGGCGTTGGTGGCGTAGAAGTTCGGCGACGCGCCGGTGCCGCCGGCCGTCAGGGTCGCCCAGCCCTGGGCCACACCGTCGTGGAGGTAGAGGCCCGGGTCGTTGGCGGCGGTGATCGCGGCCCGGTAGGTGCTGACCACGGCGCTCGACGGCGGATCCTGGGGGGCCCAGAAGCCGAGGGTGAAGATGATGAGCGCTCCAGGGCGCAAGTAGCGCGCCTTCAGGAACAGGTTCGTCATCATCGCCTGCATCTGGGTCTGATCGGATTGCCCGTTGTCGTTGATGGTCGGGTTGAGCCAGATCACATCCGCGGCCTGCGGGCTGGTCACGTCCCCGATCCCGAGGACGTTCGCGCCGATCCGGTCGAGCCCGAGCGGGAACACGGAGGTGGCGGGCAGCGTGTAGCGGTGCGCCGGGATGCCCATGTTCCAGACGTTGAGCAGGCCCAGCTGGCGAGCGGCCACGCGCAGCATGTTCTGGGTCTGGTCGAGGGCGCCGACCCCGTTCATGAAGCTATCGACCATACCCACGGCAACGGGGCTGCTGTCGTTGACCGCCTGCGGGGTCTCCCCGCTCTCGTAGCCGAAACCCGGCTGGAACGACGGGTTGTTGAGGATCGAGTAGGAGGAGAACTCGACCTCCCAGATGCGGCCGGCGCCGGGCGCAGCCACGCCCGGATCGATCTTCAGGTAGCGATTACCCGTCATCGAGAAGAATGGTTCGACGTGCTCCTTCAAGTTCGCCATCTCATCGTCGGAGTACCGGATCTTGACGTGCACTGGCACGCCCGGGGTCGCCGAGATCGGCAACACCCACGTCTGCTTGAACAGGCGCATCCGCAGGACGCCGTTGTTGGTGGCGGCCGAGAGGGGGACGAACTGCTGGGTCGCCGACTTGCGCTCGATGAAGTCGTAGACGCTCGCCCCGAACTGCGGCGGCTGAAACCCGCCGACGCTCGCGTAGGCCTGCCCCGCGGGCGCGGAGCGACCGTCGAAGTAGGTCGTGCTGTAGGTGTAGCCGGACGGCTTGGTGTTGCCGTTGTCGGTCAGCGTCAGCGTCGTCGGAGTGTAGGTGGGCTTGGCGTTGATCCGGGCCTTGAGCCGGTTGGCCGTGGCCTTGAGGTCGGCGAGCACGGCGACAGGCTTCGCGACCACGTTGATGGTCTGGCTCGACACGCTCGTGCCGCCGCCGTTGCCCGCGCTCAGGGTCTCCGTGAACGTCAGCGTCTTGCTGCCCGTCGTGGCGAACGTCCCATAGACGATCACCGCGCCGCCCTGAGTCTTGGTCTGCAGCGTTGTCCCGTCGGACGCGGTGACCGCCACCGTCGATCCGGATTTGAAGTCGCCCGCGATCGGTTCGTAGAACAGCACGCCCGCGAACAGGACGACGCCGATGAGCCGAAGCGGGTTGTTGTTCGCCGCCGCTGCCGTGGCGCTGACCGCCGCCGATTGCGGACCCTCGCCGAGCGCGTTCCAGGATGAGACCTTGTACCACTCGGTCGAGCCGTTCGACAGGTAGCGGCGGAAGTCGCGGGCGTTGTAGCACCAGGCGATCCGGGTGTAGGTGCCGGTCTCCGTGGCGCTCGCGTAGACCCCGTATTTCTGGACGCCGACCGAGGCCGGGTCGTCGGTCATCCGCAGGATCGCCTGCACGTTGCCTCCGACGGCCGACACGCTCGGCGCCCGGGGCACCTCGGTCGGGACCGGCACCGTCGAGACAGTGATGGACAGGCCAGAGAGCATCGCCGACCCAGTGCTGTCGGCGACCGTAATGCCGATGCCGCTGAACGTGCCGCCAGTCGTCGGCGTACCAGTGATCGCTCCGGTCGGGGACGAGAACGACAGTCCTGGGGGCAACGCCCCACTTCGAGAGAACGACTTGGTGCCAGATCCGCCGGAGACGGTCGGGGTGAAGTTGTAGGCCACGCCCACGCTGGCCGCGCTCGGGGTGCCCGCAATCGAGACAACTGGCGCCACCGCCGTCCCCGCCGATCCCGTGACCGTGCCGTCATAGGTCATGATTGTGCCCGCAGCCGGCGCGGCCCCAAGCGTCCACGTTGCGAGACCACTGCTGTCTGCCGTAGTTGTCGCGGCTTGCGTGCCGTTGGCGTACAGGATCGCCGTTGAGCCGGGTTTGAGCCCGGACACAGTGTAGATCTTGCCCGTCGCGTCGGCAGAAGCGGCGCCTACGCCGGTGCCACCGGTTCGCCCCCGGGCGAACCGGGATAGGCCGAGAGAGTAGCCGCCCATGAAAAGCCCCTACGCCCCGAGCCAAGCGAGCTTATCGCCCACCACGCAGGCGATGGGACGGGGATCGGCCCCGCCCCTGATGAGCGTGCGGGCCGCATCGCCGGCCCCGTTCGCCTGGGTCGCATCCGGATTCGTGCCGACGGCCACGTAGGCGTCGGTCGCCGAGGACACCTCGAAAATCAGGAGTCCATCACCGCGGGAGGGCATGCGGGCGGGGTTCTTGGCCGTGTTGGTCGTCGCACCGGGTGATCCGATGGTCTCAGACCAAGCGGCACCAGCGACAAGTCCGACACCGCTGATGATCGTCACGTAGCTGCACGTGACATGGACGCCGGTGAGGGCCATGGGGTGTCCTCGGGTTGGGGTGGGCGGCTGCCGCTACTGGCAGACGGCGTCGATGAGCACGGTCACGCCCACGCTCGCCTTCCTCGACGTGAGGCCGAGGGCGAGCAGGGTGATGGGCTGGATCACGGCGCCCGTGATCGTGGTCGAGGTGCGGGCTGTGGCGAAGGCCTGCACCGCGTCGGCCGCTGCCTGAGTGGCGCCGATGGCCTGGGCCTGGACGCTGATTGGCGCCGCCGCGCAGCCCGCGGAGGCGATAGAGACGGACCAGTTGCCGTTCGCGTCGGTGGTGGTGGAGCCGACCCACACCCTGGCGCCGGAGAGGAGCCCGGCGGCGCCGTAGACGGGGGCGGAGGTGCCAGCCGGGCCCTGAGGTCCCGCAGTTCCCTGCGCGCCGGCGGCGCCCGCAGGACCGGCTGGGCCGGCCACGCCCTGCTGCCCCGCGGCGCCGGGCGCTCCATCCTTCCCCGGTGCGCCGGTGTCACCTTTCAGCCCCTGGGCGCCATCCTTGCCAGCGATGCCCGGTTGCCCTTGTGGCCCCGCATCCCCCCTCGGTCCTGCATCACCCTTCGGCCCAGGCGATCCGGCGGGGCCCGGCGCGCCGTCCGGCCCCTGCTCGCCACGAGGCCCGGGCGGGCCCGGCGGCCCAATCCCGGGTGCGCCCTCCTGCGCGAGCGCGCCGCCGGCCAACAGGCAAAACGCGAGAGCGATGGCGGCGCGCATCAATTCCCCCGCCCGTAGAGCATCCGGAAGGCGCACCAGGCCGGAGGCGCGGCGAGGGCCCGGGTCGAGACGTACCGGACCGTGCCGCCAGCCGGGTTCGGCGAGGAACCGAAGTTGCGGGCCGTCCGGGCGAAGAAGAAGGTTCCCGTGAAACGGTTCACCACCGGGGATGGGGAGGTGACCAGCCGCACGTTCGGGATGGTCTCGCCGTCGACCACGATGGGCTGCGTCGTCACAGGCGGCGCGGGCACCACCGACGTGACCACGATGTCGGCCGCGCATTCGTTGGCGCCGCGGTAGCTCATCGTGCCGGCCGGCTGCTCGATGGCGTAGGTCTGCGGCTGAGCCGTCACGGGGAGGGCGAAGGACACCCCGTCCCGGGTGAACGGCATCGGCTGCGGGGTCGGATCGCTCGACTGGGCAAGCGCGACGGCGGCCGACAGGGTGAGCGCGAGGATGAGAGCGAGCCGGTGCATGGCGGGCCTCACTGCACCACCGCCCCGATCAGCGCGGGCGCGCCGGCGGTGTAGGTCGAGCACGAGGTGGTGAAGAGGAGGACGATGCCGACCGTGTAGCGGTCCGGGATGTCCTGGCGGGTCCGGTATGTGCCGTTGGCCGGCACCGCCGAGCATTCGAGCGGGGCGATGGCGGCGCCTGCGGCAGGGACGGTGGTGGCGTTCAGCAGCGCGACGAATGCGGCCGAGCCGCCGGCCGTGGCGTGGTAGCCGTAGAGGTTTCCGGGGCTGGCCTTTGCCACCAGGGAAGGGGCAGTGGAGGCGACCGGCGCGATGCCGCCCGTAACGCTCGGCGCGAGCATGGCCGGCAGCGGGTTGGCAGGCGAGACCGCCGCGTCGCCGACCTCGACCACCACGCCTTGCGAGTCGGTCGGCGCGCCGGCGTTCTTGTACTGCCGAGCCGCGGCCGTCCCCGCGAGGACCGCGAGCATGCCGATGGCCGGCACGACTATGAGGGACGCGCGTCTCATCGTCCGTCCTGTCGTTGGTGGGTGGGGCCCCTCCGGATCGGGAGAGGGGTCAGGCCGCGTCCTCCGGCAGCCGTGCCCGCGCCGGCTGGAACACGGCCCGATTGATGGCCATGAAGCCCTGCTCGATCGCGGTCCGGCCGATCGACAGCCAGCGCTCGTCCACGCCGGCGCCGCGCAGCTTGTCGAGGTGGCGCAGGACGCGCTCCTCCATCGCCTTGTGCTCGTTCACGAGCGCGACGTTGGCCTCGTTCTGCGGCCGGTAGCCGGCCACGGGCAGGCCGTTGTGCTGGTCGGACATGGTCACCTCACGTCGTGCTGGCCGAAAGGGTATGTGGCGCCCCTGTGAAGCGGGATGTCCTTGTCCTTGAGCGCCTTCAGAGCGCGCTCGCGGTCGTAAGCGAGCATCGCGTCCTGGACGTGCGGGAGCGACTGGTTGAAGGCGCCGTCCGCGATGCCGAAGCGGTACTTGCTCTGCGCCGTCCAGATGAGGGCACCGTTGGTGAGTAGCAGCAGGGCGAGCCACAACCAATCGCTCATCGCGGGCTACTCCTCGTCGCCTTCGTCGTCCTCGGGCGGCGTAATCGTCATGCCCGAGCCGTCATCGACGTAGCGGCCCGGGCGGATCTCGTCGCCGTCTTCATCTTTGACGACTTCGTTCGGGTCGTTGATCGGCTTCTTCGGGTCCATCACAGCACCTCGACGGTCATGACATTGCCGACGAGGCTTTTAACACGAAACCGCGACCCTCGGGGCAACAGAACCTCATGCTCCTTGGGGTAATGCGATGCGCCGCGGCCATTCATGACGTAGGCCGAATTGCCCTTGGGGAGCAGCATCTTGAGCACCACGCCTTCAGGGGTGGCAAACTTCTTGCTCGTGTCACCCTTCAGCGAAGTGCTGACGTAGCCGGGATCATCGATGGTGGACCCAACCTTCGCCGCCAGGATCTCTTTCGAGAACGGAGGCTTGATGCCCCGGTAGACGACGGTGTCCTCGGGAATGCGTGAGCGCGCGAGGACGTTGTCGATGTTGCTGATGTTCTGCCGCATCAGCGCCGTGGCGGGGTTCTTGCCGCGAAGGTGTCCGTTGATGCTGGAGTAGCCGGCGCCAGAGTAGACGCCTATGGACGTTTTTTCAGCCGTAGTTTCCGGCTTGGTGAGCATCGTCTTGTAAAGATCGCGCTCGACCTCGACCGTCGTGCGATGATCCGTGTCTGAGAAGTCGGAGAAGTTGTCTGCGTTGTACTTCTCGGATGCCGAGCCACCGGCGACCTTGAACCCGATGACGCCCTTCTGGTGATCCGCGGCCAGCTTCCGGAGCGCGTAGGCCTTGCCCTTGGGGTGGTTGTCGACGAAATCGCGGACCGTCTTAGCGCCAGCATAGGCCTTCACGCGCTTCGACAGGACGGCGATCTCGTCGTCATGGCTCACGCCAGCGGTCTTGAGCGCGGCGGCGCCCTTGGTCAGCTTCTCCTCACCCGCGGCGGACTTGACCTTCGCCGCCGGCTTCGCGCTCCCTTTGGCGGCGGCCTTGCCCTTCGACGCCCATTTCCCGTCCGGTCCGCGGGGGTGCAGCAACTCGTTGAAGGCCGCCACGACGCCGCTCATTCGGCCGCCGGATGCCTTGTCGGACAGGCGGATGCCTTCCAGCATCTCAGTCCCGAAAAGCGCGCGGAGGTCGTCAGGCGTGACAGCTGCGATCTCGGCCTCAGTCGCCTCTTCCGGGTCCAGGGCGGCATCGCCCGTCAGCCCCGCCCGCCAGTCCTCATTGACCTGCTCGAAGATCTCCGGCCCGAACACGAGTGGACCGTTGTAGGCCGCCAGGGTGTCGACATCGACCTGGGGCGCATCCCAAGACAGCGTGACGTGCGGCTGGTACTCGGGATGATCCCACGAGGCGCCGGACTCGCCGATCTCGCGATGCCGGTACTGCAGCGCGCCCGAGGCGAACGAGAGCACGAGCGCGTCACCGAAACGCTCCAGCAGCCTCGGGCCGCCGGCGTCGACCTTGAGCTCTGACCCCTGCCAGCTGTCGCCGACCTTCATCCAGTCGACGGGCTGCCGGCTGTAGGCGATCGTGACGTGCAGGGCCTCGGCCGGCATCAAGTTGGGGATGCCGGCGTCCCTGGCCCAGGCAAGCACGTCAGCGGCGTTCGTGAGCCTGCGGCTGACATAGAGCGTGCGCGGTGCGGCGTCGCTCACGGCCGCCCTGGAGCGGAAGGGAACGACGTTTGTGCCGGTGAAGCCCTCGGCCGGGTTGCCATCGGCGTCGAACTGGTCGGCGGCCGGGTCTGCCTCGGTCAGCGGCGCGTCACCATGCTCGTCATAGGCGGCGTCGATGCCGGGCAGGAGCCCGCTGTCGACGACGGCGCCCCGCACACCCCGCGCCAGGATCTCGAGCGGCGCCACCTTGGCCTCGGCCAGCGTCTTCACCGCTCCGGCGATGACGTTGAGCGCGTCCGCGTTTTCCTTGTGGCTCGTCTGGTAGAGCGGGTTCCAGCGATACCAGATCTCGGCCGGGCGGTCGCCGAGGGCATGCCGGATCAGCAGCTCGTCGAGGCGCGAGATGCGCGGCGTGAGGTCGACGTTCTGCTCCGCCGAGATGCGATCGTAGTACTGCCGGAAATCGCTATCGCCGGTGGCGTTCTGGCCGTCCGGGCTCTTGCCGAGCAACCGGGTCGCCGGGATATCGGCGGCGCCGGCGGCGATCGACAGGTAGAGCCGGACCACGTCGGGCAGGCCGGCGAACGAGATCTGCTTCTGCTCGAACACCTCCCCGTCGGGGCTCTTGCCGTCGCCCTCGAGCAGCAGCATGCCGAACATGCTCTTCATCCGGGCCGCGTAGGCGAACCGGTCGGTGAGCGCCTTGGTGCCGGCCGCAGTGCTGAGATGCTGCGACAGGCCTGGGACGCTGATCACGTCCTGCTTGGCCTCGGGCAGCATGGCGTTGACGTAGGCCGCCGAGGACGAGGCCTGGTCGACCGCGTCCATCACCGCCTGAAGCACGCTGTCCCCCCAGCCGTCACCATCCAGGACCTCGTCGAGGATCGGGGCGCCCACGAGCCGGATCACCCGCGAGGGGTGGATGGTCTGCGCGCCGCGCGCCGAGCTCGTGATGGTGTACCCGGAGGGCTCGCCGAACCACTCGCTCGCTGGGTCGCGCTCGCGCTGGCCGGGGGTGATCTCCCGCCGCGACATCACGGCGATGTAGCGGATCCCGCCCTGCGGCATGCGCTCGGCGACGAGGGGCTGGGCTGGATCTGGCGAACCATCGCCAATCACCAAGGCGGCACCGCCATCGCGCCGGGCGAGCTTCAGCCCGTCGAGGAGCTTGCCGCGCAGGCGCAGGGCTTTCTCGGCCGCCTCGATCGCCTGGACCTCATCGTCTTTCGCCTGCCAAGCGCGCCACTCGCGCAGCATGTCGAAGGCAGGGACGTCCACGATCTTCCGCGCGATCCAATCTGTCCGGTAAGCGGCCTGGATCTGCGCCAGATCACGAAGCGCGAGGACGTGCAGGTTGCCGGTGGTCTTGTCCTTGGTGGTGCCGAGGCCGGAGACCAGATTGGCGAGGGTGTCGGCGAGCCACATCAGGAGATGACACCCATCATGCCGTATCCGGGTTTGGCGACCTCACCGAACGCGCGGGACAGCGCATCGACCTGATCCTTGAAGGCGCCGTTCGGGAACGACGACACCTCATCGAGGAAGGCATCGTTCCAGTCGCCCTGCACGAGCACGATGTTGCCGGCTTCTGCCTGAGCCGATACCGGTTCGGCGCGCTGGACCTTATCGCCGCTCTCCGGCGTGGCGCGGGCCACGAACCCGTCGAGTGCCCGGATGAGGTACTGAGCCTGCATCTTTCCGGCTTGCCCAGGGTCTTGAGGCATGGAAACACGGCAGCCCTTGCCGTCCTGCTCCGCCGTGTTGACGATCATCCTTTCGACGCCGCCGGCCGAGAGCCGGTCGCGGCGGACATCGCCCACGTAGAGTCTGCCATCCGGCGCGCGTCCAAGCTTCACCCCGGCCGTGTAGGCGGGTTGCGATCCGCCCTTCGCTTCCGTCGCGGCCAAGTCCCAAGCCCGCACCCATGTGCAGCCTGCCGGCGCGGCTCGAACGATCGGGAACCAGGACCGCTTGAACAGCCCGCCTTCTCGAGGCGCCGGCCGCTGCTGGAACTGCCCCGCCACCGCGTAGGAGCCGAGCGGGACCTTGTCGCGCTCCACCACCTCGCGGGGGAAGCGGGCGGGGAACAGCAGCTCGCCGTCCTCTGTCCGCGGATCGCGGAACCCGATGCTCGTCACGCACCGGCGGTCCGGCTCGAACTCCATCGGCAGCATCAGGTGCTCGTAGCCGAGGTTCTTCGCCAGGATCACGCCCGAAACGTCGCGCTCGTGCAGGCGCTGCATCACCACCACGATCGCGGAGTCCCGCGGGCTGTTCAGGCGGGTGGGAACCGACTCCAGGAACGTCGTCGTGACGCCGTTGCGTTCCGCCTCGCTCTCGGCGCTGTCGACCGAGTGCGGGTCGTCGATGATGACCCGGTCGCCGCGCGAGCCGGTCAGGCTCTTGAACGCCATCGCGTCTCTGAACCCCGTCCTCGTATTCTCGAACTTGGTCTTGGCATTCTGGTCACCGGTGAGGGTGATCCGGTCGCCCCAGAGGGCCTGATACCAGTCGCTCTGGATCAGTCGCCTCGCCTTAAGGTTGTCGCGCACCGCGAGCGGGATGCTGTGCGAGGTCGCCACCACGCGGGTCGAGGGGCGGTTCCTCGGCCCCCATTCCCAGGCCGGCCAGAACACGCCGACGCACAGGCTCTTCATCGTGCCGGGCGGGACGTTGATCAGCAGGCGCGTAATCTGGCCGCTGGTGATAGCCTCCAGATGCTCGGCGATGGCGTCGATGTGCCAACCATGGACGTAGGGCGCTGCGGGCTCGATTACCGACCACGCGCGGCGGATGAAGCCCGCTAGGCTCTCCTCGCTGTCGAGACGGTCAAGCTCGCGAAGGCCCGCGATTGGGTCCTTCAGCGCGACGCTCAAGGATTGCTCGAAGTGCATCGCGCTCGTCGGGGCTCATTCCGGTGAGGTCGGGGCGGCTCTCGGTCTGGATCGGCCCACCGCCGGGCCCTGAGTGCTCGACTTTGTCCCTGAACATGCCGAGGTGCTTGCCGAGCTTTTCGAGGGCGCCGAGCTTGTCGTGCAGCTTGAAGGCCAGGCCCTCTCGGGTCTGCTTGACCTCGGCGATGGCGGCGGCCGTGTCCTCGTCGATCTGGTCCGACGCGACCAGAGCCATCGGCGTATGGGCTCGAACGGCAATGACGCCATCCGCGCCGACCCGCCGTCGCTTGAGCGCTCCGCCACGAGGTTGAGGCTCCAACTCCTCCTCGACCTCGGCCTCGAAATCCTCTTCGATCCCCTTGCCGTCGGACCGGATGAAGTGATCGGCGACCTCCGGCGCGCACGGCACCATGACCGTCTCGCCCCACTTCATCGCCTTGCGGATGTCGCTGAAGCCGATCTTGGCGAGCTCACGGACTACCCGCTCAACGGTTACGCCTGCGCGCTCGGCCCCTTCAGCAAGGATCTCGTCGACCCTGGCGCGGACCTTAGCATTTTTCAGCAACCGGCCCGCGTTGATGCCGACGCTCGCGCCCGTCGCCTCATATCCAGCGGCACGGTAGGCAGCCGTTGCGGACTGTCCCTTAGCCACTTCCTGCGCGAACCGCTCGTGACGGCTATTGTTCAGTGTCGGCACGGCTTGCGAACTGCTTGTGGCGGCTGAAAGGGCGCTACCCCTTCCGCATCCCCTCCAGTGCCTTCGGCACCTCGGGCGAGGGATCCTGGATCGTGATGATGCGGCCGGAGGAGGCCCAGCCTATGGTGAGAGAGGAGGGCTCAGTCGAACTGGAGACGGACAGATCCACGCTCTGCGACGACCTTGTACTTCTCGCCGTCGTCCGAGACGAGATAGCCGGTTTCATCGTCTCGGACGAACCGATGGATCTCGCCCGCCTCGTCATCGGCCGTCACGCAATTGAAAACCTCACGGCCATTGAGAAACACTCGAATACCGCTGACATCCTCACGGTAGCCGTGGTCGCCGCGCTGACTTGAGATCCGCATCACGCTTCCTTCGCCCTCAGAGCAGCCCTGCGCTCCGGCAGGTAGACGACGCCTTCGCGGTCGACGAGCCAGATGGGGCGGACATCCTGCTCAGGAGCGTCGTTCAGGCCGAGGAAGCGCTTGAGGCGGGAGAGCATGACCTGATCCTCAAACGGCCGCTGGCGGGGCTGTGTGGAGGCGGGAGGGGCTATCCGGACCTGTGGAAGCGCCACACGAAATGCCCCGTGGCGTCGAACAGGAGGCAGGCGAAGATCAGCATCAGCCAGCCGGCAGCGTCCTGCGCGGTCATCTCAATTCCCACCGCCATCCGACGACCCGCCATCCGAAGAGGACGAGCAGGAGAACGAGCCGCTATCGTAGCTCGAGCTGTAGGACGACGTGCTGTCGTGGCCGTGGCAGTGCGACGTGCTCGGGGCGGAGTGGCCGCCGTAGAGCGGAGAGGTGGGGCTGAGCGGGCTCAGGATCATGCCGGAGGGCGATGCCGGGTTCATGGGGCTGTCGTCGTAGGCGGAGCGAGCCGAGCCGGCGCCGATGCTGCCGCCACCTGGGTATCGCTCGCGACGGCGGCGGGCAATCTCGTCGTCCTGAGCCTTGGCCGCCGCCTCAATCTCGCGACGCCTTTTGCCGAACCAGTCGAACATGTGAGCCTCACTGTCAGGCTGGCTCGGAGTACGAGAGCCGAACGCTGTAGACCGAACCGGGCTGTCCGGGCTCATTGCTGCCAGTACACGTCAGTCGATGGTCGGTGGCGTGTGGGCACCGTTTGTTGCCGCACTCGGTGCAGGCGTACATGTGGCCTGGGAAAAGCTCGGTGCTGCAGGCGCGGCAGCCGCAGCCAGGGCGAGGATCTGTTGCCGGCTGGCCCGGAGCCCGGGAAGCAAAATCGGATACCGAGATGACAGTCATTCCAACGGCTCCGACGCCGGATTGGTGAAGGACAGCGGGGCGGTCGGGAGGCACGCTCCGACTGCTAAAGGGCCACTGCCACCGTTACCGGAAGGCTCGCCCCGCTGTCTCGATGCGGGCCGGTCGCTACTCCGGCGATCCACGGCTACAGACGATCTAAATGGGTATTGGCCGAAGCCGCAGGGCTCCTGATACCGTGGAAGTCCCAAGCCCTTTTTCCGCGTGGCTGCTTCCACGCTGCCGCATCGAAATCTAAACCACGACTTCCATCAGGACCTCGCGTCGTGAGCAATTCCGCACGATTGCGGAAACGTTGTCCCTTGGTGCCGGGAGGGAGGAGGCATCCCCTCTGCGGTGTCCCGCCCCGGCTGAGACACTGTTCCGATGCGGGCCGAGGTCGCCCAGATGGGCCGGGAGCGCTGCTGGCTGCCGGCATGCCCTCGCATCTTCGCGCCGCCTGCGATGGCCCGCAGGCCCAGGACGGCGCCCGCATCGAACTCTATCGGTGTAGGCCGGGCTTGATACCGGCTTGCCCCAATCGGACCTCAGAGAGGGTGCCGGTCTACGAGGACTTCCCGCGGCGATTATCCAACTATCCCGCGTCAGGTGCGAAGCGGGATACCCCGCAGCCTGATCCGCTTGCCCGTCCTTCCAGGCTGCCACACCGAACTGTACCGATGCGGACCGGCGGTCATCCCGATCGCGCCACCCAACCAACTACGGGGTAGCCTCGCACCGATCCTCTTTGCCCCGGCACGTCGTCGCTGCTCTGGGCGAATTTCGGACACAACAATCCCGTCGCCTCGGTGCTACCGTGGGCCGGGTCCTGCAAAAGCCAGACTGCCGAATGGCTATCGCTGCAAGCAGGGTGATCCTGGCGCAGGAGGTATGGCGGCGCGTTGATGTGGTCAAGCAGCTTCGACCTGTTTGCCGGAAAGATCAACAGTCGTTATGCGGCCGAACAGGTTGATCCCGACGCTGATGCGCCCGGTCTTCGGGTCCGCATCCTCGACCGTGCCGCCATATGACACGAAGGGGCCATCGGTCACGCGCACCGCGAGGCCGATCAGGTCCAGCACGGTCTTGGCCTTCTCGACGTCATCGCCATGGCCGGTGATGCAGTCGGCGAAGCCCTGAAGCTCGCCGGCGGGGATCACAATCGGTCGGTGATCGCTGCCGCGCAACAGGCCGCCGCGGCGGTAGCCGGTCACATCGTCCAGCACGCCGGGGTGGCTCTCCACGAGCGCGAGATCCTGCCACCTCGAGATGCCGACGAAGAGCAGCCTGCGCAGGACCGGGACGTGAGCGGTCACCAATCGGTTCCGGAGGACGCGGTTGACGACCTCGCGCGCCTCGAAAACCGGGATGCCGGCCTTGCGGATCTGCGCGGCAGCTCGAGCATCCCAGCGCGGGAGCGTGCGGACGACGTGCCAGGCGAGGCCCGTATTCACCTCGAAGCGCTCAGCAGGCTCCACAGGGGCGCGGAGATGCGCGAGGCTCGACGAGTGCTGATGCGTCGCTACGGCCCGCCGAACAGCCTTGTGGCGGGCTTGCTGGGCCTTGGCGCGGCGCTGAGCCCTGCGCTGCTTCTTCGTCATCAGCGCTTCCCTCCCTTCGCCGAGCCCCAGAACGCGTCCTGCGCCGCCCGGATGCCGTAATCCACGAACCCGATCGCGTGCGTATCTGTGGCCTGGGGGATGTGCTGGGGGTTGAGCCGCGGTGTCCGGTGGCCGATCCAGCGATCCGCGCACATGCCGTAGTCGCGGCGCTCGGGCTGACGGATCGGCCGGCCACTTGGATGCTTCTTCGTCACGGTACGCACCTCCACGCTGCAGGATGAGGCCGGCACCGGAGCGCCGGCCTGGGTGTCAGGCTTCCATCGCCCGACGGATGCGCGCCTCATCGGCCACCAACGGGTTGCGGCCCCACCGCCACCGGCGAAGGGCCACCGATCGCCAGACGGCCGGCGTGGTCAGGAAGTGCAGCACACCGCGCCCCGTCAGGCTCTGCATGCCGCCGGAGCGGACGGCGTAGCCGTTGGCGACGAGGTGATCCCGGGAGGACTTGCTGGCGAGGTTGCCGTCCCAGACCATGCCGCAGGCGAACAGCTGCATGGCCACATCGAGGTCACCGTTGTTCCAGCCGTTCGAAGCGCGCGGCTCGCGGCGGATCATGCGCTCGGCCATCACGCCACTGCCCGCAGCTTGCGCCGGCTCTGCCCCAGTCCGATCGACTTCGCCAGCTCGCTCCGCTGCGCCGCGTAGTTGGCCGCGACCATCGGGTAGTCGACGGGCAGGCCCCACTTCGCCCGGTACTGCTCCGGGGTCAGCCCGCGGCCGGCGAGGTGGCGCTTCAGGGTCTTGTAGGGCTTCCCGTCCTCGAGGCTGACGATGTGGTCGGAGGTCACGGTCTTGCGGATCGAAATGGGCGGGGTCAGCGGCTCGGCGGCGGGTGCAGCCGGAGCGCCGAGGCCGACCAGCGCGCCGTGCACCGAGGCGATCAGCCCGGGCAGGTCGGCGGCCGGGACAGCGTTGCGCTGGACATAGGCCGAGACGATCGCGGCCGTGTAGCCGAGCAGCAGGGGCTGGCTGGAGTCGACGGCGAGGGTGATCTTGTGGTCGTTCATCAGGTTGCTCCTAAAACGTAAATCAGCGAGTGACGTGCTTGACCGCCCACATCACCGCCTGCTCGGCGTTGTTGATTGCGAGGCTGATTTCGCGACTAGCTCCGGCCTTCTGGCACTCAGCGATAAAGGCGGCGCCGAGGTCCTTGATCCGGACCATCTGCTCCTTCTCGGCGTCGCTCAGGACGCGGTACTGGTGGCGCACGGCGTTGTTCGCGGTGCGGTCGTTAGATTGGCTGTCGACGTAGGACATGGGCTGCTCCTGGTGGTTGGACCCTCCCCTTTGTGGGGGAGGGTGGCCCGCGGTGGCGGGATTGGGGGATCAGGCGTCGGCGGGCTGGTGGATGCCGTGCTCGGCGGCGTAGCGGCGGTTGCTGTCGCGCAGGGCCGTAGAGATCGTCAGGCCATCGGCTGAGACGGGGACGGTCTCTCCGGCCGCGGCGAGCCGGGCGTGCTCCTTCAGCTTCTCGCGCTGGTTCGTCTCACGGAAGCCGGAGATCTGGAGGTTCTTCGGGCTGTCGCCGCTACTGCCGGCGACGATTTCTGCCCGTAGAGCCTCCCACCTGGCGACGGCAGCCTTGCGTTCGTCTTGCGAGACCGAGGTGTCGACGATCGTGGCATCAAGCACCTTCGACAGCCGACCGATCTCTTCCTCGACCGGGAGCATGCAGTGCTTGGCCTCGCCGCGGATCTGGGGCGGGGTCGGGGCGCGATCGTGAGACCAGATCACCCGGACGTTGCCCTTCACGAACCGACCAGCGGCCTCCTGCACGGCCCACACCGGGATATCGTCGAGGGCGCGGCACGCGAGGGCGGTCACGGCGTTCGCGTCGTCCGCCGTCGCCCCGAACGTCGGAAATGACCCGAGCAGGGCCTTCACGACCTTGCGCATCATGACCGGGTCCCCGGGTCCCAAGCTCTCGCGAAGATGTGCCCGGCGATCCTCAAGGGCCGCCCTTTCGGCAACGCTCGGCGCAGAACCCGCGCTCAGCAGCATGTGGCCTTGATGATCGTAGTCCTCCTCCAGCCGGTTCGCGAGCCGGGAAACGAGGTCGAGCAGCGGCCTAGAAGCGTCCACCGGCCGCGAGACGAAGGTGCGGTCGTTTCTGATCTGCATATCGCTCATCGGGGTCATTCTCTTCGGCGTCGAGACTGGCAAAGAAACCGTTGCTGTACTTCGGCTTTGCAGGGCTTGCTCTGGCGGTCGGACGACGGCGCAGGTTCTCGCGGATCCGATTGCGAAGCGTCCGAGGCCAATCAATTTTCCGGGCTTTCGCGCCGCCTTCGGCCAACCAGTAGTCGCAGAACTCGGCCAGCACTGCGTCGGCCTCAGCCTCGTTCAGGCCCATCTCGGCGCAGACGGCACGGGCCTCAGGGCTGTCGGCGAAATCGGGGCTGAGCCGGCGGCCCCGGGGCTCAGCCTTCGGCTTTGGCGTCTCGGCACCGGGCTTGGCTGCCGGGGCGGTGCGTGCCTCGACCGGATCGACCAACCCGGGCAGCTCGGCGTCATCGGCCCCCTTGGGGGCTGTCGATCCGTCAGGATCGACTGGGGGAATGGGTTGGGTGGGGGTTTGATTATTATCTTTGGGGGAGGGGTCACGTGGCTGTGGCGTGACTGTAACGTTACCGTCACGTGACTTTGCGCGGCTCTTCGCGGTGCGTTCTCTTTGAGAAGCTTTCCGAGCATCCTCAGCGGCGGCGAAACGGGCTTCGGCAGCCTCAACGGCGGCAACAGCGATTTCAATAGCCTCCAGCGGAGCGCCAGCATCGCGAAGTTGACGAATGAGTACCGCGATGCTCACGCGCCCCTCCATTCTTTAGGGGTGCGATCCTTTTTTGAGCTGTTACAACTTTTGCAGGATACCACCAAGTTTTCGACTACCGATGCGCCTCCACGGCTGCTCGGCATCACGTGGTCGAGATGCGGAACGGAGACGTCAGAGCCGCAATAGGTGCAGACGAAACCATCCCGGGCAATTACCTCTGCCCGAACTGCTGGCGTGATATAGAGAACCCTTACCGCTGCCGCAGCCTCGGCCTTCGCGGCGGCGGCATCGGCGCGCTGGCGCTCTTCAGCGGCAACAGATGCGGCCAGGAGCATGTCGGGCGTAGCGCCCATATCAATGAGCGCGCGGAGCACTTTCGTGGGTAGCCCCATCAGCGTCGCCCCTGGTGAGATTGCGTGACCACCGCCGCGTCGACACGCGCCCGGCAATCGGGATCGTCACAGGCCGTCCAGGATGGGCGGAGCCATTGCTGGGGACCGGGCTGACGGCAGGTGTAGGGAGTCCAGGTGCCGACGCGGCAGAAGGCGCAGAAATACGGATCGGGGCCGGGTAGGCCCCTTCGAGCACCTTCCCACTCTTGAGGGGTGATCGGGGCGCGGGGTGCGCCGTTCGCCGGCTGGATGAGGATGGCGGGCTGCGGCATGGGCTACTCCGCCGCATCGCCCAGGAAGGCGAAGAGCCCGCCGGGCGCCTCGACCTTGCCTCGGGCCTTCAAGATGGCGTGCCGCTTCTCGTCCGGGCCGGCGAGGACCAGTGCCATGCGGCGGGCGATGTCGGCGCGGTACTCCTCCTCGCGCTCGATGAGGACGGCCGAGAAGCCCTCGCGGTAGGCCGCTTCGCCGGTGGTGCCAGTGCCGGCGAACGGGTCAAGGACGATTCCGCCCGGAGGCGTAACGAGCCGGACGATCCACCGCATCAGGTCGACAGGCTTCACGGTCGGGTGCTTCGAGCCGATGCGGTCGTCAGCGTCGGCCTTGGCGCTGTAGAAGAAGCGGGCGGCGGAGCCGGTGTCGCCCCTGGGGGTGAACTCGTCACGGGCTCCAAAATCGCCGTAGACGTTGACGCTGTTCTTCGCCCCATGGCGCGGGCCGACAGCAGCGATTTGCCCCGGCGCATCCGGGAACGCGCTCACCACCTCGTCCGAGCCATCGTGCACGACGTTGGCGGGCCAGCGGCCGGCGGGCGACCCACCACGGGGCCCCGGCTTGGCGGCGAAGTTCGTGCTGCCCTTGTCGGTGTATCGGCGCTCTGCGCTCGCCTCGCCCGCCCTTTGATGCGACCACAGCACCCCAGCGCCGGCTCGCAGATCGTCCTCGGTCGCAACCCGGCACGCATCGATGTTAAGCGCGCCGACGCCGTGCTGCGCGAGGTTCGCGGCCACAGTCCCGATGAGCGGTTTGCGAGCGAAGACGATGGGCTCGATCGCTGGCTTGAGGGCCGTTCCCCAGCCGGCCCATTCGCCGGCCTGGTTGTGGCTCTTCGGGAATCCGCTGCCGTACATCCAGGCGATGAGATCTCGGATCTCGAACCCAGCATCCTCGATCGCACAGGCTAGGCGGTGATAGGTACGGGTGCCGCCGAAGGCGACGACGTGGCCGCCGGGCTTGAGGACGCGCAGCGCCTCCGCCCAGAACTCGACCGAGAAGGCTCGGTCGCCGGTATCCCAAGCCTTACCCATGAAGCCACGCGAGGCGCGGGCATAGACGTCGCCCTTCGCGGGAGCGGCATTGGCGCCGCCGAACCGCCTGACGATCGACGCCAGGGCGTAGGGGGGGTCGGTGACGATGGAATCCACCGAGGCGTCCGGGATGGTGCGGAGCACATCGAGGCAGTCGCCGGCATGAAGGCAGATGCGACCATCCAAGTAGGGCGTGGCGCCCTCGGCAAAGTGCTCTGTGCGGATGGCGGCCATCGTCAGACGAGTCCTGTGCAGGAGCGAAGAAGGCCGCGATCCATCAGCAGCCGGTGAGCGCCATCCACGCTGTCGCGCAGCTCCCAGGTGCCGCCGGCACAGGCGACGCGATCGGCGAAGGCCTCTTGATCGTCGGACGCCTTCTCGCCGCGGCGCTTGAACTCCAGCGCCAGCATCTCGCCGCGGTGCAGGATGATGAGGTCCGACGCGCCGGGCAGGGCGCCCAGGCGCTCCATGCGCTGCCAGGCGCGGGCCATCTGCTCCCGGGTAGCGCCCGGTGCCCAGAACCCGTTCGGACGTGAAAGAACAGCACGTCGGGCAGGGCGAGGGTCTGGAGCGTGCCGAGGACGGTGCGATGAACCGCGTCCTCTCTCGGCTCGGCGACGGGCTGCGCAGAGGCGCGGCGGGTGAATAGGTCGATCTGGCCGGGGCGGCGAGCCATGATGCACGTCCATGACAAGGCGACGTGCGGGCGCCGGTGGGGCGCCC